GATATTTAATCTATCGAGATATGCTTGTAGTCTTTGTCCAGAAGAACCTACAAAAGGTAATCCTTGTAAGTCCTCTTGTTCTCCTAAGGCTTCTCCTAAAATAAGTAATTTTGCTGATGGATCGCCTCTTCCTGTAACACAAGGATGCTTAGCATCCTTCCATAATCCACATTTTTCACATAAACTATTATGATACATTTATCTCTTAGGTCCTATTGGGCTAACTTCTGCTTCAGAAATATAATGGGTCTCTACTTTTCCAGTATCCAAGGCAGTTTGTAGATAAGAAAGCATCTTATCCCTATCAAAAAAGGAGTAACTTATAATTACTCCTTCCACAATTAAGGTTAAATCGAATCTTTTCATATTAAAAGATTTATATCTTGATATTTTTTTCTTATAGATAATAAAACTTCTTCTTGATATTTCTTAAGCTCTAAAGACGAATTGGGTGTGTTATATATCTGATAATCTCTGCAAATTCTTGCAAGAATATATGCGTCTGCTAAATCGTTCTGTCTAATTTCTATATTGTAATTTTTATAGATATCTAACATTATTGTATCTTTTCTACTTTGTCCTTGACCAGAAGCATATTTTTTTAACTGATTAGGTGCTATTAAAAGATATTCTATGTTTCTTTTAAAGAGATGTAATTTAAAAATTCCAGCCCATTCACCTAAATCAAATAATCTACCTTGTTCTGTGCCTAATGCGGGACTCTCAATACAACAATATAATATATGATTCTGATCTAAAAATTCTATTAAAGATTGTTCTAAAAAAAATAATCTTTCAACGCCTCTAGAACCATCAGGAGGCGTCAAAAGATATTGTTTTACTATGTTTGCAGATTTATCTAGAATTACTAGACCACTGGAATTCAAAGAAAGATCCGCCCCCAGATAATAGCACATGTATTTAACCTACTTTATACTCTGTTTTACAGCTCGGACATATTGTTTCAAAAACTGAAAACAGTGTGCCGCATTTAGCACAAGGTTCTTGAAGAACATTATTACAAGCAGGGCAAGTTACAGAATTCATTGGAATTTCTTTTTTACAATAACCACAAATCTCCTTAGCTACTGGGGCTGCTACTCTAGAAGCTACTCTAGAAGGTGTGGCTGCTTGAGGTGGAACTGCTACTTGAGGTGCAGGTTGTTGCACTTCAACTTGTCCTTCTTGTTGTCTTGCTAGAGATTCTAGTTGCATAATCCAGTTGGTACCTTTGATTGTATCTATTCTGGATATTGTATTTCTTAGATACTTCAAGATATCAGAAGATGATGTTAGTTTTGCTTCTTTCTGTAGATCATTTCTTGTATAAGATTTTTCATCTTCTGTTAATGGGCCGATAACTACATTAGGAACATTTGCACCGGCTTTTAGAATATTATGTTTTGTTCCATAACCTGTTCCTTTCTTAAGATAGTTGATATCATATTCTGATAATTCACCATCATTAAGACGAACATCTTGTAGATTTTTATATGCCATAACTCCCATTTTTAGAAGCTTAGTTTGCTTATTTTCTTTACACCAAAAATAAAGAGTACCACTCTCATCTTTATCGGGATTTCTTTGAATAGCATTAAAAATATATTCTTCTCTGGGCTTCCAAGATCCTGCATCACCGGTAGGATCATTATTGTAAGCAACTCTGAGTAGAAGCTCTGGATCTTTATCCTCCCATACATATTTTCCTTTGTTAGTAACAGGATCTTTTACTGATTCTAGAATACCGCCTTTATAAAAATTCTCTTTATCACCTAAAAGTTTAAGAAGAATACTTTTACCTTCAAAATCGTTTTCAAGAATAAAAGGTCTTTTCTTATCATCATCGCAGATAATCCAAGATACATAATAACGTTCAACACCATTAGGTGTATCTACTAATCTGATAGGATTAGGTACTTCTTTTTGAATTTTAATTTCCCTGATGTTATAATCAGTTTTTTTAGATCCATCAAATTCATCAATTTGTGAGGCATACCGACTCATTTTATCATTTACATCTGTCATTTTAAAACTCCTTAATTTATATTAGCTATCTGGCCTTATTATATGGCTAGTTATGCTTTCTTATTAAGATATAATTCTTTATATTTCTTATCTATTTCTTTAATCTTTTTTAAATGCAAGCGATTACTTGTATAGGAATCATCTAACAAACATGCTACAGCTCTGGGGTTAATTATGGATAAACTTTCGTTTACAGTTACCTTAACATTAGAATTATCTAACGTAGTAGATGTAATAGAATTAATTCTTTTACCACCTAAATATCTACCGTCTGTCACTGCGAATATAGCTCTTAAAGGTAAAAGATCAAAACCCATATCAAATATATTAACACCCCAAATACTTCCTATCAACGAATAATCTAGTAATATCTGTTCTGTTATTTTATCAAAATCCTGTGCTGGAAAGTTTTCTTTATTTTCTAGTATGTCATTACTAGCCAAAGTGCTCATTAAAAATTTATCTACAACAAGTCGATGTCTTTCTACTTCGTATTGCACAGTTTCTAAATTAGATTTGGTAATTCCTTTATATGTAAAATCATCAGAAATAACTTCATTATTTTGTTCACTTGCTTTTAGCAGCATGTGTTTGAATATTCTATCTTCTTGTGCAATTACTTTTTTTAAAGCTTCCTCTTCAGTTGTTCCCGAAGTACTTAAAATAATATCTTCCAAAAATGAAACAGTTTTTTCTTTATCCTCTACACAAATTTTAATTACTTTATCTTCTAGTTGAATTGCTTTGATTGAAGGTATATTCTTATCTTTTTCGAAATATATACTTCCAGATGGATCTACTTCTCTTAAAACTTTACTTGCTAAGCTATTTTCTGTAAATTTTTCTCTTAGATTTTTTCCATTCATGTTATTGCACCTTTCTCTGTATGAGCATTTCTTGGTATCCAAGTATTGCATGCAGCTTATAAGAATAGTTATCTATGGATGCAGCTGCTGATCGTATAATTGCTAATCTATATTTTTCTTCTCTTAATCTATGCTGAAAAAGAGAATATTCTTCGCTATATGTAGTAATAATAATCTTTTCTTTTGCACCTTCTGTTCTTACTACTTTTGTCTCTCCTACTTGATTACCGGATCTATCATATTTAGGTTCTTTTTCATTATCTATTTCTATCCATTTTTCTGCATACCACTTGTTATATTCGTCTTCTAATTGCTGTACAAGTTTTGTTTGTGTATCAGCAATCATTTTGTATCTAAATAAAGTTCTAGGTATGTTATTTAATTCGAGTATAATCTGTTCTAGATTATGTGGATCTATTAATTGAATATCTTTTGAATCAAAGCTAACTGCATAGGATTGCAGATCTTCATAATCCAGCCCATCTTCTGGTTGCTTAAATTCTTCTATAAAACTAGAGAAAGGATCTTTTTCTTGACTAATAGGAATTCTAGGCATGATTATACCTCTATTAGTTCTTATAATATAAACTAATAAAAAGATTCTTAAATTTTTTTAAAAACTTAAAGGAGTGACAGAAGATACTTCAAAAGTATCATCAAATTCTGGAATGTAGCAATAAATCTTATCATTTAATATTCTTGTTATAACACCTATAGTTTTCTCTTCATCTACATACACATATTGATCTACTTTGGGTTCTTCAGTAGATTGCTTTAAAGAAAGTTCTTCTACTAGCTCAGTAGGAACTTGTGCTGTTCTGTTTAATAAAGGAAAGAATATTTGACTTATGTTATCAGAAATACTTATCTGTATTCCTTCATAACTATCTATCATAGGTCTATAAATACCTAAAGGTTGTAATAATCTAAATGTTTTTAGTGTTTTAATAGGTTTAATATCTTCTACCCATTTTCTGGATTCTTTAGCAAATTTTGTTCTATTAGAATATAAATAACTGTAAATAGGTAACTGTAGGGTATCCTGCGGTGGAGCAAGAGTTTGAGAATCTACATAAATAACAAACAAATTAGAAAATATTTGTCGTTTATATTCATCTAGAGTATCTTGATTTGCATAGATAGGTAAACCAGGAGCATTATCTGGTATTTCTTGATAAGTAAAAGGAGGATGACATTCTACATAGCATCTACAATCTGGGTGACTTCTACTAAAAATAGGTGAAGGAGGATTATGCTGAGAAGCAAATAGTAACCAATCAGTAGTAAAAGATAAACCTTCTAATTCATCGCAAACATCTACTTTCGGATGGGATTCAGCTAGATGCCAAATAACATCTCTGTATCCTAATGAATCGAGATATTTAAAGACATTATAAGAATGATCATTTTTCATATTGTAATCATCTGGAATAGGTAATGTCCAGAGATGAATATCTGTAGGTATAGGTGGTAAACCTGTTTCTTCTGGTTTATGATAGGGTTGATCTATTGGAAGAAGTTTAGATTCTTCTGCAGGTGCAGATATTTCTTTTTTTTCTTCAGGATCTTGAGATTCAAACATATTTTCATTTATGTTTTCAAGAATCTCTGGAAGAATAGCTGTTTTCTTTTTTAGAGATAAATTATTCATATCTATTTCTAGTTAAGTTATGGTAATGCGTCTAGTAAAGATAAAATAAATTCTAGAGGTTCTAGTGTTTGATATTTTTTTCTTTCTTGTTCTGGTGTATTTTTTAAAAGTAAATAATATTCTTGAATTGTCTCTACAGAAAGATCTGCAACAGATAATGCAGTAAGTACAAAGTTCTTATAAGCTGTATCTCCTTTCTCTTGAAAAAGCGGATAACTATTATAAAGATAATAAGGTAATTCACTCGGATGATTTGCATCAGGATCAAAATCTTGAGATGCTATAAATTCTGGGGAATCTGTATCTGAATATAGAAAAGATAAATTTCCAGACGTTTGTGTTAAAAACAAGAATAAGTCTTGCGTAAGCTGATTCTCATATTTAATTAAAAAGTTCTCAATATCTATATCATTATCATCTTCTGTAAAAAACATACCAGAAAATTTATCGTATTGCCATCTTCTATTATCATTCTTATTAATAAGATTGTAAATAGGACCATTAGAAAAATATGTATTAAAACTATCTCTAGTAGTACACCAATCTGTACCCTTACCTACTTCACAAGCTTGTTCTTCTGTTTGTGGGGTAAAAATGATCCAATTTTCATCTTCATACGCTATTGGTATATTTTGTTTTAGTTCATTTATATCTACATATTTTGTGTATTTTACGTTAGATTGATATTCAGAATTAATTAAATTTTTCAAGCTTTCAATTGAATAATCATTAATATCGGCTGAATATCCTTTAGTTCTTAAATCTTGTTTATGATTTTCAAATTCTTTAAGATATTGAAGATAATTAGGTATATCCTCAAGAAAAGTAAATTTAGCTTGTATATATGAATTTCTTGCAAGATTTGGATTAGTATTTTTTATTCTATCAATACTCTTAATCATAGCCTCATATTGTTTAAATATCCAAGGAATATAACTTCTTGGAACTTCTTGTTGAATAAGAGTTAATTCTTCTTGTGTAAACCATTTTGAATACTTCTTAAGAAGATCGGAAATAATATCTGAAAATTTTAGTTCTGTATAAAAATCTTGTAATATTTTACTTCTCATAACCCGCACTCTTTCTTAAATTGACACCAATTACAAAATTGATTAGAACAAGCAGGAAAAATGTTATCTCGTATTCCACTAACAGCTTGTCGTAGTTTTTGATGAACACTATAATCATTAAAATCTGTTCTATCTATTAATTGTTCTTTACTTTGTTTGATATAATAATATCCTATTTTTTCTACAGAAAATCTTTTGATTAAATTTTCTATTGCAAATATATAGATTCCTAACTGTATACTTTCAAAAAGATCGTTTAAAAAATTACTTGTTACTTTGTTATCAATAATATATATTTTATTATTAATAAGTTCTAATTTATCTATTTTTCCTGTCAATAAAAAATCATCAAATTCTACTTCAAAAGGAACTTCAATACCAAATTTTCTTTCTATTTTATTATTCTGAAAGTAAAATTTTAGATATTTAAAAAGATTTTCTTTTTGTGTTTCTTCTTCTTTCTTTGATTTATAGTTTAAAAATAAATAACTTTCTTGATTTATTTCTGAATATTCTTTCTTGTATTGATTAGGTATCCAGTAATAATTTATTAGTTCTTTTAATTTACTATCTTCTAAAAGAGAATTATGAAAACTTTCTTCTTTATATACTTTCTCTAAAATATCTGCTGCTGTTATACCAAAGAATATCTGCCATTTAGGTTTTTCTTTTATCTTTTCTATATATTGCTTTTTATATCTAAAAGGACATTCTAAATAAGTAGATATCTTACTATAACTGTATTTCTGTTTCATTTACTTGATTAAGTAGCATCAATAGTTTTTCTACTTCGTTTGGAACTGTATCTTTTTCTTTGAAGTATTTACTAACTTCTACAAGTATACTTAAGTATCCGTATCTTTGTAAAAGCTTAAAAATAAGATTACCATCTGAATAATTTAAAGAACCCATTAACTTTTCTAATTCTGTATCTAGATAATTTTTATCAAAAGCTATTTCCCTTAATTGTTTAATAGCATTTTTATCTATAATTAATTGTTCTAAATCTCTATGAACATAGTCTAGTTGAGTTAGAAATTCTTGTTGAAGATTATATAAATCGTCTGCTTCTAAAGATTTTAGAAAGTCTTGTAGAACTAAAAAATCTATACAATCTTGTTTTGTTTGTTCTATATCATCTATTATTATATCTAAATATGGTTGTGCTTTTCTTTTCGCTATTTCTAAAATAAAACTTGGATTAGAATAATCCGGCTTTTCAGGTAATTTCAACCAATCGTCTGTAGAAAGAAAATAAATAGAATCGTATTTAATAGTATTTAATCTTTCTAAATGCTTGCCAGACAAAAAATAAATATCTATTCTATGATCAGTATTTGGTACTTTTTGGGTTAACCAGTAAGATTCTCTTCCTTTTTCTTTTAACCATTTAAGAAGTTGTTCGTCACTTAAAGTAGAAAAATCTGGGTTATATTCTAAAAATAAATCTATATCAATAAAAAGCTTAACATCTAAATCAGAATAATCAGTGTAAAAATAGGTGGCAAGAGAAGAAGCAATCATAGCTTCCAATATCCACTTATTTGAACCTTTAATATTAAGATAATCAAAAAAATTTTTTAAACATGCACCAAGAAATTCTTTAACTTCTTCTTTCAAAGAAAAATCAGAATTCCAAATTTCTGGCGAAAGAATAGATTTTTGATAATCTAATATAGAACTATATTTTTTCACGAAATTCTAAATATTTTATTCTTGTGTTTTAGCTAATTTTTCTTTTATCCAAGATTCATATTCTTCAGTAGAAGCTTTTTTTCCTTCTTTTAAAGGTTCTTCTGTTTCTTTAGGTTCTTGAATAACCTTCTTTTTATCTGTCATGGATTCATATTCATCCATTTCTGATTTAGCTATAGCAAAATCTTTTTTCTCATAATCATCTCTTTTCTTTGTATGCATTTTAAATAATGCACCCTTAGAAATAGGTTGCATTCCACCTGTTTCCCATTGCACACAAACAGTTTCTCCATCCCAATGTTCTTTTACTACAGTACCAAATCTTCCTGTCATTCTTGATTTAACACTATCACCAATGCCGATGTCTTCTTGTTGTATAAAATAATCTGCAAGATCTTCTCTTCCTGCTTTTTTAAGCGTTCTTCTAACCATTTGATTAGAAACTTTTAGAGCGTTTTTAGCTAACCATTCTGTCATTTTTTCAAGACGGTATTCTTCAGGTATATTTGATATAGCTATCCTGTAAAGAGGTACGTAATATTCTTGTTCAATTCCCATCGTAATTCTCCTGTTATTTTAAATATCTACCTGCTTCTAGCAAATGAGAAGCTGCAATTTTTATTTTTTCTATTATATCTTTATCCTCTACAGTAGTTCCAGAATCTGTCATAATATATTTTACTGTATTAGCATAAGGATTACATATTGCAATAAATCTTTGATTATCCAATACGAAATAAAGATTTACTTCTGCAGAAATATATCCTTCATATTCAATATCAAAGGGTTGTTCATCATGATATAAATGTAATGCATCTTGCGCTGCTAATCTATTATAAAAATCTTCAATATCCTTATTTATTTTCATTCTATTCTCCTAATTAATAATTATTGGCTGATCATTATCTAATATGATTACAGCAGATAAAATTGCTTCACTATTCTTAAGATTATATCCTGCTGTTACTATAATTTCTTCTAATTCTATATCGCTGAAACAAATCTTTCCTTCTTGAAATTCAAAATCAAACCATGATTTCTTTTCTGGATTATCAAATTGATAAAATTTAGATTCTTTATCGTAATGTGGTATAAAATATAATGCTTCTTCTTGTTGCTGTGATAACGAAATATTAGGCTCTAAACCCTTACTTACAACTATATAATCATTAATTTGAATACATAAGGGTAATTTATCTAAATAAGATATTACTTCTAAAGTACAAAGTTCTTTTAAGAAATCAGGTAATTTATCTTCATTATAATCTTCAAGAAAATCTATTTCTTTCTTTCCCTTTACTGAATAACAGTTTTTATTATCTTTCAAAAAATAAATAATATCTAGCAAATTCTTATAGTTCTCGTTATCTATAAAATTACCTGTTAGTATTAAGATATCTTTATAATTAAAATTCTGTTCATACAGAATATTAATTAGTGCTTTATAATCACCTTCCAAAGCACCAACGATAAAGATTCTTTCAGAGTTTTGTTGTGTTAGATTAAGAATATTCATAACTATTCATTACTGTTTTAAAATAATAAATAGTTTCGATAAAAATTAAGGTTTAGTAGTTGATTCTTTTTCAGAAATATTGACTAAATACGAGGGTTTATTCGTAGAGTTTTCTTGTTGTTCTTGCTTGGGTTCTTCAGCAACAAATTCTTGTTGAAAATAATTAGGTCTACTTACAGGTGAAGCAACTCTTGGAGTTTTGTTTCTAGGTGTAGGCCTTTCCTTTGCTGCATATTCTTCGCTATCTAATTCATCTTCTATACCAATAATAGTACCTTGAAGTTTTTGTATTGCGTTTTCTCTGTCTATAAGATGTTGTAGTGCTATTTGTGCTTGAACAAGAATATCTGCTAAAAGTTCTTCAATACTTTCTGACAACCTTTGACTTTCAGATTTGGATTTATTAGATAATAAAGCTTGAAGATATATAGTAGCCATAGAAGCATCGTTTATAATTGCATCAATTGAGTTCTTTGCCATAATTAATACCTACTTGTTACCTAATATTCCACCGGATCTTAATATTTCATCTTCTATTGGACTTAAATTTTTTGCTAATTCTGATCTTATTTCTGCAATAATTAAAGTATGTCTTGGATCTTTTTCTAGTTTAAGAAGTGCAAATTGCAAACTATCTATTAATTTAGCAAAAGTATTTAATTTCCATTTGAGTATAGCATTGGATAATTCTACTTGAGAAGCAGGAAATAATTTTTTATCTCGTAACGAGACTATCTTCTCCATTGAATCCTCTATTTCACCCGCTGTTTTATTTAATTGAATAAATTCTTGTTTATCTATATCATCAGCAGTATCTACTTCTAAATGCGCTTTTAAAAATTCTAATCTATTCATTACTGCTAAATGCCTTCTAGATTTAGATTCTAGAATTGCTTGTGTAGCAGCAAAGATATCCATTTCTCCTTCAAAGATTTTATTCACCAAAGCAAGATCTGCAGAACTAGTGCTATCCTCTTTTAATGCTATAAGTTTTCTTTGCCTTTCCGCAATTATAAAATGATTTTTAAAATGTTTTTCTAGATTAGAAGGTGTTACTGCAGCAGATTTCATTCTTCTAGCTATTTCATCATAACTTAAATGATCTCTAGCACGAAGAAGATTGATTTCCATATGATTAGATTTTTGACAGATAGGACAAAGATGCGATTTACCACCTGCATAGTATCCATATAGATCCTCTAGTGTATCTTGTGAGTTAGATACACTTACTGCAGAAGAACATGCAGGTACTACAGCTGTTGAATCTATAGATTGTTCAATAATTTCAGCTTCTTTAACTTCTAATTCTTTATTCATTGTTTTGTAGAACAGGAAACAATTTTTACTTTGTTTACTTTCTTTCCCTCAGGTTGATTAGTTGTTAATAAAATTCCATCTTCTGTTGGTATAGCATAAGCTTCAAGATAAGAAAATTTCTTTTTATCTAATTCGCCTATATGCTTAAATCTAGACAAAATATCTCTTAACGAATATTGTTCGTTTTCTATAAAGAAAAGAAAATCTTGAAAAGATATATAATACTCTTCAGATTTTTCTTTTAGAATTTCAAATTCAAATAGATCTAACTTTTCTTTTTGTTCATTTATAGCTTGAGTGTGTTGATTAGATACTTCTATTTGATTTTTTAATTTCTTAAACTTCTTTAGAAAAGAAAATGCTTTTCGTATCTCAAAATTCATGTTAATTTTCTATCTCAATTATATTAGAAAATCCTTTTAATTCTTCTGCTGAAAATAATATTAAAGGATTAAATCCAAAACTGTCTCTTAATATATTAAATATAATAGAAGTAGTTAATTCTTTAATATCCAATTCTTGAATAGCTTTTTCACAAAGATATACAAAATATTGTTTTAGATAGTTTCTAACAATTGTTACAGATTGTGGAAAATCAGGTTTAGCAAGAAAATCAGGTATTGCTTGTATCATACTACTATTTACTACGTGATCCGCATAACTAGATTTTTCTAGTTTTATTGCAGTATCATTTTGTGCTTCTTTTGCATGTTTTATATTACCGTCTATTTCTATAAGAGACATATGTAATTTTTCTTCTTTAATTTCCAACTTTTCTAAATCTTTAGAAAGCTTATCTAAATCTTGTAAATTAAAAGATTTATATTTTTGAAATGTAACATCTAATTCTTCTAATCTAAATTTAGTTGTTTCTTGCATATCTCCTAATTCTTTTATAGTATTAGTAAACATAGCACCTTTATCTTGTAAAAATTTCTTTTGATCTAGGTAATATTTGAGTTGTGTATTATCTTTTTCTTCTGCTGCATTAATATCAGATAAATGACCGTCTATTTCTTTAATAAGTTCTAGGATTTCTTGATATTTTTTTAGATAACTATTTTTTTGTTCTTTAAGATATTTAAAATCGTCTGTTAGAGAATTATACTCTAATTCGTACTTATCTTTAAAATGGGCGAATTGAATTAAATTATTCTTCAAATCACGTAGTTCTTCTCGTTTCTTTTTATTCTTTTCTATTTGTTTTATAATTTTTTCTTTATTATCTTGCAAATCTTCTATTACTAGGCTATAAGAACTAATAGATTTTTCAGATATTTCTCCATCATCTATTTCCTGTATTGCATCTTTTCTTTCAAACAAATTTCTTAAAGGTGTAAATGAATTCTTTTGTGCTTCTTTGATATATAAAAATCTAAAAAGATATTCAAAAGTATCGTATGCGTCTTTTTCTTGTAATGTAGCAATAAAGAAAGGAAATAGCTTATATTTTTCCATAAACTCTAATTGTGGTGGAATTATAATTCTACCGTCTTCGTGTACCACACGATAAACTAAATTGTTGTAGTATACTTCTAAAGTTATAGAAGTTCCTACAGGAAAAGAGAAGAATTTATCAAACATATTCTTCATCGTTTCAATCACATAAGAAGGAACTTTAGACGAGGATTCTTCGAAATCATATATAAAAGAATCGTCGTTTAATGTATACTTAAATGTTTTAAAAGAAATCTGATTTAGGTAATCAAATATATCTTGAATTCTAACGAAGGTTGTTTTATAAGTAGAGTCTGTTAGATTTGTATTTTTAAGAAACTCCTCATATAATTTAGTTAATATCATTTGTACTGCTCCTTAATTAATTAGTAGATATTCTACTCACACCATCTTCTCCCATCATTACTTTTATCAAATTAGGAAAATCTTGGATATTATCCACATGTGATATAACAATGATTTGAGAAAACGATTTTTTAAGTTCCATTAATATTTTTTTCACGATTTCTCTATTATGATTATCTAGAAAAGCAAAAGGCTCATCTAAAATTAGAAAATTTAATTGCACACCTACTCTGGATGAAATAACTTTAGAAAAACCTAACCTTAATGCCAGATTAGCTATAGTACGTTGACCACCTGATAATCTTTTATAATTTCTTCTTTTTCCATCTATAGTAAAAAATACTTGAAGAGGTTTATTAACTTTAGTTAGATCTTCTTGAACTATAATATTCATTTCAGGAAAAAATGAATGAATAATATTACCTGCTTCTTTTTCTATACAAGAAACAGAAGATGTTAAAATACTGCTTGGTATTCTTGTAAATTCTTCTTCTAGAATTTTGGAGATAGAAAAATCTTGTTCTTTTTCTTTTAAAGTTTTTTCTTTTACATCTTTTTCTGTTTGTAATATAACAAGATCTTCTCGTATTTTATTTAATCTACCTATATCTTGATGTAATTTATTAATACTTTCTTCTATTTCTCTAGATTCTTTTTCTAAATCTGAAAGTATTTCTATACTAATAGAAGAAGTAAGTAATTTTTCAAGTTCTGCAATTTTTAAATCTATGAATTTTTCTTTTTCTTCTAATTCTTTTAGATGTTCAGAAAATTCTTGATGCAAAGAATCTTTAGTTGTAATCCTTGAAGTTATAGTAGATATTTGTTTAGATAATATTGTTTCCTCGTTAATAAGATTATCTAATATCTTATCTTTATCTGTTAATAAAATCTTTAGATTTTTTTGATTTAAATTATCTATCTCTTGTTTAAGAAATGCTTGTTTTTCAAAAATATTATTAATATTATTTACTATACACTGGATTTCTTTATCTAAGGAAAGATGTTTAGCTATTATGAATTCTTTTGAGATTTCTTGAGTACAAGTTGGACAAATACCTTCCTTTAGTTCTTTTTTTAACTGCCTTAAATGATTTAATGCAACATTATGCCCTGCTAAATCTGAAGTTAAAGAATGAATTTCTTCATTAAGTTTTTCTACAGCAATATTTACTATATCTAAATCTACTTTTAATTTACTTCTTTCTTGTTTTATTTTCAGTAAATCCTGATTGCATATTACTAATTTTTTTTCTAAAGGGAGTAATTCTTTTGCGTCATTAGCATCTTGTAAAGCTAGTTGTTCTAATTTACTAGAATAATATTGTTTCTTAGTTTCAATAACATGCTTTTCTGAGGTATAATCTCTTAATAATTCCCTATTATTTTTAAAATCTTGTAAAGATGTAAGCTTTTCTAATAATTCTTGTTTTCTAATTTCTTTATAAGAAAGATCTTTAGCAATATCTTCTAAATTAGATATCTGAATAGTATAATCATTTATAAGTAGATTTAGAGAAGAAATAGATTCAGATAAAGACTCTAGATCTTTTTTAATAGAATTTTTATCTTTTATTATAAGTTTAGAAGCAGAAGACCAAATATCTATACCTAAAACTTTTTCAATATAATTTCTCCTAGTAGAAGGATCTGTATCTACAAGTTTATTTAATCTATCTTGTTCAAAGAAAATAGAAGCTGTGAACATTTGATAATCCATACCAATTACTTTCTGAATTTCTTCTGTTCTTTTATCTATCTTAGGATCTCCTCTAGAAATTCCATTTTCAGTAAACTCTAAATAAGAATCTGGATTCTTTCCTCTTTCTACTTCATAAACAGTATTACCTTGAGAAAAAATAACTTTAACAAAAAATCCATCTTTAGGTGATAATTGATCATTAATTATTTCTTCTATCTTATCAAATTCACCTTTTCCAAAAAATGCATAGTTTAAAGCAGATACAATAGTAGTTTTACCTGCACCTACAGATTTAACTTCATTACTACAATAAGAACCTACAATACCAGTTAAACCTAGTGGTATTTTAATATGAGTTAAATCACGGTAAGAACCGAAGCCTTTTAAAATAATCTCTTGTATAATCAACGTGTATTACCAGTAATTAAATCTAGATAAGAAAAACCTTTATTAATTAAATCTTTCTTTATATCCATAGATAAATCTTCTTTACTATCAATATCTTCTTTTAGCAGTAGATAGGGATCACAATTTGTTAAAAAAGAAGATATAATTTCATCTGAAGAAGCACTTTGATTCCACTTTATATTACCAAGTAAGCAATTCTTAATAGATAATAATTGTTTAATATGGTCTTCTGTATTTATATCTTTTTCTTGTTCTAAAGAAAGAAAAATTACAGAATTATTTTGTAATCTTCGCATTTCAATAATTCTTTCATAATCCATATCTTTAGGAATATAAATAGAAATAAACTTTCTAATAGAAGATATTTCTTCAAAAGAAATATTACCTTGTGCATTAAATAATAAAAATCCTTTTAATATATTACAATCTGTTATGTCTTGGTAAAAACAACTTCCTGGATAAGCAACTGTCATATGTCCTTTTTTATATGATTGCTGTTTGTGCATGTGACCAGAAAGTAAATATAAATCTTTAGAATAATGAATATTATTTATGTCAATAATATCTACACCTTTTGATATCATTATAGATTCAGTTCCTATTTTTGCAGTACATTCTTGAATGTGAGATATTATAATAGTTTTAGTATCTGCAGAAGATATAGCTTGTAAAATATTAGATTCAAATTCTTTTTCTTTACTCTTCATAGTATCAGAATAAATATATGGAATAAAATTAAGATTCCATTCATTCCATTTATACTCTGTAGGTTGAAGAATAAGTTTAATATTTTTAGTATTCAAAGAATTTAAGAATATTAAGCTATTAGAATATAGTGCTGCATCGTGATTTCCAGGTATAATATAAAATGGTTTATTTAACTTATCCATTTTAAGAAACCAAGAAATAGCAAAACTTATATTTTCTGAACTAGGTTGGTTAGTATGAAAGAAATCACCACCACAAATAATTGATGTAATATCAGAAGCTTGTGATCTAGAATAAATTGCTTCTAAGACTTTTCTAGCTTCGTATTCAGCGGTAGTTAGTCCTTTATTATCATAAGAAGAGTAAGTTTTAATACCTAAATGTAGATCTGCAAAGAATAAAATCATTTAATATCCTTAGATTTTGGAGAAGAATTAAATAACTTATTTTTCAAAGAACTTCCATAAATTCCAAGAGTTAATCTCTTATAAAAAATTTTTAGTAAATCTATTCGTTGGGATGTAGAAATAGGTTCTTCATCCATATCTTCTGCAAGTAAAGGATCTGGTGGTTGTTGCAAGAGTAAATCAATGCTTTGTTCTAGCTTAGAATATAATTCATATTGTCTTTTAGAGATGATTTTAAACATTGTTAATAACCAGTTTCCAATTAATTAGTTTCTTACAACTAGGGCATGTTTCATTAAATCCATCAAATTCTGTATTACATCCTGAGCATTTATATAACCATTTTAATGCTTCAATTGGATTATCATATAGTTGTTTAAGTTTTATAGGATAAATTTGTTCTTGTGATCCTTGTGAATTAAATAAAGGATTAGATTGAACAGAAATCTCTGGTTTGTAATTTTCAACACATTTATTAAAATAAGGTATAGTTAAAACCGTAGCAGAACCAGACTCTATTTTCTTTTCAAAAATATCGATCGTTTTTAAAAGAGCTTCTTCTCCATAATTATCTAATAAATAATTTAAGCTTTTAGATCTTCTTGTAGTTAAATTTAAACCTTTTTCAGTAGAATAACTTTTTTTAGATAATTTCATATAAAAAAAGTATACTCTTTCTCCATTATTTTGACCTAGCTTAGAAATACATAATTCTTTAAATTCAGTAGTAATAGTTTTCATATGGTATAATATATATAGAATTTTATAGTTTTTCTATATATTTATATTTATACTATACATATAATAAAAAGAGAGAGTATATGCAGGATAAGAAAAAAACAAAAAAATTACAACAAAATCATTTTAAAAAATGGCCAGTAACCGTTATACGAAAAGAGTTAATAGATATTAGTGGGTCTAATAATAAAGCAATTTTGTTAAATCATTTATTATATTGGACAGATAGAGGATTTAAAGAAAAAGAAATACAAGAATATCTTGAAGAGGAATTTACTGATAAAGAAATCAAAGAATGTTGCTGGATACATAAATCAGGTAATATATTTAAACAAGAAACTATGCTAAAGTCTGATGAAGCAACAATACGTAAAGAATTAACAGAACTAACTTATTTAGGATATATTAAAAGAAGAAAATCTAAACAGTATTCTGCACAAAGTAAAAATACTTATGAATATAGAGTAAATATTAAAAGAATTATAGGAAGTTTATTAACTATTAATTTTCCTTTAGAAGAAGTATATATAGATTTATTTCCATCGTTATTTAAAGATGAATACATATCGAGTTTAGATAAAGAAAGATGTATTAAAGAGGAAGTAGTAGCTAAAAAATTACAGGAATTACAGAAAGAAAAGGATATAGAAGAAGATCGTAAAAAATCTTTAGAATTAACATTAAAAAGAAAAAAGAATGATAAACTTATATCTATTTATCATAAAGAACAATCAATGTAAACAAGGCAAACGCCTTGGTTAAACAAGGCAAACGCCTTGGTTAAACAGCGTGCCCGCCTTGGTTAAACAAGGCAAACGCCTTGGTTCTATATAATAGAGAATATATAGAGAATATAAATATAGAGTAAAATATAGTACCTGCTTATTTTATAAGCAGGATGATATTACTATAATATATTTATTTACTAAAGGAAAAGAAATGAATTCAAATTATTCAAAAGAAAATGACTCAATACCTAGAATAATAACTCAATTTTTCAGTTCTGTAACTGAAGTTCCATTTGTATATCAGGGACAAGAATATCATCCTATTACGCTTACTGTTTCTCCTGGTCTTTTGCGCGGTTTTACTTGCCCAGAAAACTGCGGAGCATGTTGTAGATTTGTTTCTATAGATTATCTACCTTCAGAACAAACACCTCCCAGTATTGAAGTAATAGATAAACCAGTAGATTTTAATAATAAAACATATACCCTTAAAGCTGTTAAAAGAACTGTTAAATATTCAGATAGATGCGAACAATTAGATAAAACTAATGGAAGATGTACAATTCATAATTTTCATAGTTTCTCATGTGATTTTGAATTAATTAGATTTATGCTTCCTAAAGATATAACTAAACCTTCACATCTTACTAATAGATTACGTGGTAGATATTGGAAAATGATAAAGCTAGACGGCACTAAAGGTGCTTTATGCAGAATGACTCCTCCTACGCAAGAAAGTATAAATGATGTGAAGAGAAGATTACTTAGATTACAAGATTGGTGTAATTTCTTTGAAATTAGATCTAAAATACCTAGAATAATACAATGGATAGATTCAGGTGATACCTCTAAACAGCTAATTATACCCTCATAATAATCTAAACAATCTAAAATTTTACAAAATCTGTAAAAACTATATTAAAAGTTTTATTTAAGAATTATTATTTCCTAAATAAAACTTATGATAACTTATAAATTAAAAATACATAAAACAGATAATATAGATTTGATAAAAGAATATCAAAATAGATATTCCTATGCTTATAGAAAAATGTTTAAAAATTATAAACTTTTAACTAACAAAGATTTCAAAAATAAAATAAAGAAAAAGTTTAAAATCAATGATTATATTTATTCTAGTTTAAATGAAGAAATAGAAACTAAAGTTAAACAAGTTATTACTTTTAAAAATCAAAATATAGAAAAACAAGAAAATATTAAAGAAGAACTAAACAACTGTACAAATAAAACTAGAAAATTTAAACTAACTAAAAAACTTCAAGAATTAGAAAACTCCCTTTCAAAAGATATAGTTTTAGGTGGAAAAACTCTTCTTCAAAGAATATCAGTTCTATCGAATGATACAAAATCTAATAATAAAGAAGATATATATCTACTTAAAGAAGAATATAAGAAAAATCGAATACGATCAATTTATCTACATGGAGCAGCATATCATTCAGGGAATGAAAAGGTAGATTTTGATCTTGAAAATCAAAAAATTCTTTTTAAACCAACACTAGCAGAAAAGTGTTGGATCGAATTTAAATGTTCTAAGAAACAAAAAACTGAATTAACAAAACTTCAGTATTTAATAAATCAAAATAAAATTCCTATATCTGTTAGAATTTCAACTGAATTTATTTGGTTAACTTTTGATGAAGAGTTGTTAAATGGATTTGCTTTTAATAAAAATTCTTGGTTAAGAGAACTTAGCAAGATTCCAAAAGAAAATAAAGAAGTAAGAAAACAAATAACAAAAGAATTTTATCAAGAACAGAAAGAAAGAAAATTAAAGAATAAAAAAAGAAATAGATATCTTGCAGTTGATTTAAATCCACAATATATTGGTTGGTGTATCTGTGATAAATTAAAAGATACAACTAAAATTATAAATAAGGGATGTTATGATCTATCTAAACTTTCTGTAAAGTTAAAAATATCTTCTGAAGACGAAAAACAAAAGTATCAAAATAATAAAAGAAAATATGAAATTTCTATTGTTTGGAAAGATTTATTTAAAAAAGCAATTCACTATAAAGTAGCTTATTTTGTTTGTGAAGAATTACAATTTAACGAAAAAACTATAAATCAAGAAAATAGAGAATTTAATAGAAAGATAAAAAATATTTGGCACAGAACATTAACAACTAGTTTAATAAATAAATATTGTAATTCACTAGGAATTCACAAAATAGAAGTAATGCCTGCATATTCAAGCTTTATTGGTAATATTCAACATACTTTTTTCGATCCTGTAAGTGCCTCTTTGGAAATTTGTAGAAGAGGAATTTACAAGTTTGAAAAAGGTAAATTTTTTCCAGAATTAACTTTCAAGGATCTTGACACTATGAGTAATTTGATTAAAAATCAAATGAGAGATGTTCAAGATATGACTGGAAGTAATTCAAAAAACATTTTAAATTTAGCAATTGAAGATTTAACTTGGCAAAAAGCATTTAATTTTTTCAAATCCTGCAAATGTAAGTACAGGAATTCTTTAGATAATTTTAAAGAATTTAGACTACAAACTTCAAAAAGTAATGTAATATTCTACAACTTTATATAACTTTTTGTTGTTTTAGATATTACCTTAAAAACTACCTTCATATTTTTAATTTTTCTTTAGAAATTATATTCAGTAAATACTTATAACTGAGGTGCATTATCATGCCAGAAATTATTCAAATAAATTCTAAAAGAGGTTTAGTAAAGTTCTCTTTTCAAGATCTAATAGATCTAAATCTAGATAGATATATACGAACATCATTTAAAGGTATTGGAAAAAAAGGTCTTCTTTTAGACACACCCTTTCAAGATGCTGCTGCAAAAGTTTATCAAGATAAATATCCGCAAATGCAAATTCATATTGCGGAAAAATGCATGCTTAATCATGATCATACTGTTGATGTGGTATTAAAAACCAGTAAAGCAGTTTCTGATGAAATGTATAATCAACACTCAAATTCCATAGTTATCAAAAAGCAAGTAAAGTCTAGAGGCTAAAGCATGAAAACTAAGATAGCATTAACATTAGATTACGAATTTAATTACTTTCCAACAGGTGAAGATACTGGTTATGTTAAAGACGATCAAGCACCCGAAGATGAAAGTAAATACAAATATTTTGAAGAAGATGATTCTATTACTTCCGTACAAGATGTAAACGGAGAAGATATTGTTGCAGGTGATATTGTAGATTTAATTGGTGATTTTTCTTATACTCAAAGATTTTCAAGACCTCTTCTTCAAATATTAAAAAGTAAAGGCTATCTTACACCAGAAGTAGAAGCTTTTGTTGAAAAATATTTTGGTATTACTAGACAAACAGAAGCAGAAGGTGATATAAATACTAAAATATCTATTTTAGACGATATTATGCTAATAGTGGGAGAGTTAGTATCAGAAAATCTAATAGCACCAGAAGCATATGATAAAGTTAAATCTGATCTTGTAACTTCAGGACAATCTTTAATACAAGTTCTTAAACATAATGGTACATATAATAAAAATATAGCAGATTATTTATCTATCAATTATGGTATTACTGAAGATACAGATATTAAAGCAGAAATGATTAATACTAATACAGGATCGTTACCTAATCTAATTTCTGTACTAGAGTTTTTAATATCGCACGGTTTAGTTCCACAAGAAGCATACGAAGAAGTAAGTTCAGCTTTAATTCAAAATGCCCCATCTTCTGCTATTAAGAGAGCGATAGTAAGATACTTTGTTTCTGATTTTAATCCAGAAGTAATTTTTGAAGAAAAAGAAAGACAAGATTTTGAAGCTTACAAGAAAGATCTAAAAAAACAAATAGATAATGAACTTCTTCAAGATTTTTACAAAGTAGATGTGCAACAACTACGAAAAGATATTATTGAAAAAAATAAACCTCAATTATTAGAACTTAAAAAGAAATTAGATCCTGATACTTTTCAAGTTGAAGCTAATAAAGTAATTAATAGTAAAATGATTTATCAAATAGAAAAAGCATTAGGTCCCAACAAATTTGATTTCTATGCTCTTTCCAAAGAAATGTATAATAATGAATTAGAAAAATTTCAAGTACCTTGGATGATTGTAGAAATACTTGATGAACAAAATAAACCTACTGGTAAATTTAAAGAAATTATACCTTATAGTGTTGCAAAAGTAGAATATCCAGGTGAAGTACAAGAAAATGAAGATATTTATGCAAAATCTGTAGATACCTGGATAAAAAGACAAAAGGTGAATATAATGAATGCTTATATACGACAAGCAAAAGAATTAGATAAATCTGCAAATATTAACCAAGAAGAATATAGATTATATAATCAAAGTTTTAATCAACTAGAACTTCCAGAAGAATATATTAAAGAAAAAGATCTAGAAGAAAAAACCTTACCCGAAACTAGCAAAGAAGCTTTAGACATCGAGTTATGCGATAAAGAAGCTAAATTTCTTAAAGCTCTTCAAAAAGCTGCTTGTTGTGATATGTGTGGCGAAGAACCAGAAGAATTTGCAATAATAGAAGTATTAGATGCTTCTAAAGATATTCCTGAAGAAAGCGAATATTCTGAATTAACAGAAGAATTATTTCAACTAGCGAAAGAATTTTTAAGAACAAGTGAAAGTTCTTTAAAAAATAAATATGCTATCGAAATAGACCCCAATAGAGATCAATCCTTAAATGCAGAAATAACAAGACCGGATGCAAATGGACAACCTTCAGTTATTTGGATGGGATTATTAAAAACAGCACCTGTCGGTCTTGGTAGATTTAGAGTATATAATTCCATTCCTTCACAATCTAATGACGAAGTTCAAGTTCTTTTAAATAGTCTAATCAACATGCAACAAGGATTTACTACTTTAGACGAATTGCAACAATATTTTATTCCTTATGGTATGAATTTAAATATTGTAAGCGAAGTACAAACAAAAGGAATGTATGCTAGATTTAAAAATCTAGATGAGTTTTTAAAATATGGTGAAGAAGAAAATAAACCAAAATCTAATCCTGTATATGATCAAGAAGGAAAACTTCATTCTAAAGAAGAAAAAGGATCTAATGTTAATAAGCAAGCGGACGATAATACTTCACATCCTTTTCAACCATATGAAGTTAGCGAACAAGATCAACCACCGGTAACATCTACCCTTCAAGAACAGCAGAATCCTAATGATGTATCAATGATAGATGGTACTAGAATATCTTCTTTTACAAGTATAGATGATCTTCTTAAACACGCAGGTGAGTTTGGGAATCTGGCTGAAAAAAACGATTTAGGCCCAACAGAAACTTCTAATGAAGAAACACAACAACCTGGTTTAGATACAAAAGAATAAGTTTCGGAGTACTAAGAATGGAAAAATTTGCTCAAGCACAATCCTGGTTAGATATTATTGAAAAAATGCCTTACCCCAGAACTTGGGAAGAAATTGCTCAAGCTATAGAAGAAAACGGTAATATTTCTTTAGAAGAATTTAAAAAAGAATCTGAATCATTTCGTAAATTATATCTTGATATGCTAGATTTTTCTGGTAAAGGCGGAGTATCTAAAAAACTTAATTCTATGTTTAATGTTGTAGAAAGAATATTAGATATTATTGGGCATAATCCAGAAGAAGCTGATCCTGAAGAAGAAGAATCTTTATTTGATTTACTTATAGATGAAAATGAAAAAGATATTGTAGCAGAAGTTAATCTTACAACTAAATACGCAGAAACTGTAGCAGGTGTAGATTATATCGATCCACAAGAATTCAGTTTTTATGAGGATCCTACTAAAGAATTAGCAAAACAACAAGCTTTAATTGCTAAAAGAATGCTTTTAGTTTCACCTGAAGAACGTGAAATATTACAAAACTGGTATGATGAATTAGATCAATATAGAGAATTTTACAAGCAAGAAAACATAGAAAAAGGTTTACCACAAAAACCTAAGCAAAAAATAACTCCACAGTGGTCTGGTGCATATACAGATTGGAAGGGTTGGGGTAAAGGTAATACTCCTGCCGGTGGATGGGAAGGTAGAGAGCAATGGAAACCAGAAGGAATCACAGAGATATCACCTATTAAAGATCCGGAACCTAGAACAGAAGGTGGTAAACTTAAATGGTATGAAGAACAAAAAAACCTACCCAAAGAAGTAGTTAAGATACCAGAAAAGAAACAAACATTTAGAAAATCCTCTATTGAAGATCAAATAAAAGAAGAAGATGTACCTAAAGATGAATTGCTTAAGGGTATTGAAATAGAAAGTGAGCACGATAATACTATAACAGATATTTTTAATGAATTAGATAATCGAGATCCTTCAGAAACTGAACTTCTTGACGCACAAAAAGATATAGCTTTGGATCATGAAACAGAAGCAGAGAAATATACAGAAGAACCTAATTATTATGAAGATTATCTTATTCCGATGGAAGAGAAAATGAAAAAAGATATTTCTTTAGCAACGTTTAAAAATATAGATGAGTTATTAAAATATGCAAGAAACAGCAAGTAAATTTCATAAATTTGTTAAATTTCTTTATAATTCATTGAAGATAATTCTTATTCTTATTTGTTTAAGTGCTTGTATTGGTATAACAGTTCAATATGATTTACAAGCAGGTTTAATAACTTTTTCAGCATGTACATTAAGTTTTATTTTAGGAAAACTTCTTAAAAAAATTTAAATATTATTATGTAATATCAAAAGGAGAAATTTTATCATGAAAATCAATTCAAACACAATAGTTCTTGCAAAAGAATCAGATCTTTATAAAGAACTAGAAAATGTAATAACTAAAATTGCTGAAGAAAATAATATTAGTAATATTAAACAAGCTTCATTAGCTGTTACAAAAGATAATGGATTTATATCTTTTAAAGTAGCAGAAGGAATTGGAACTTCTGAAGGTATTGATACAGGTAGTCTTCCAACTGGTCAATTAAAAGCTAGAATTCAAGAACTAGAAGAAGCTATTCCAGGAACAACTGGTGATTATAAAACCATGCTAGAAAATGAACTTTCTTCTGCTAAAAGTCAATTAGAAGGAGAAGAGACTTTGGTAACAGGAACACCTTTTCAAGCCGGTGAATTTCAAGCACAAGAAGGAACTTATGTAGATCCTTATACTGGTGAAACTAAAGCTACAAATCCTTATGGTAATTTAACTCCTGAACAAATTGCTTCTGGAAAAATGAGTTCTGTTAAAGAAGGTCTTAAAAAAGTAGCAGAAATGTATGAAGAATTAGAAGAAGAAGGATATAGCGAAGAAGAAGAAATTAGTAAACTACAAGCTATTTATAATGATGCAAAAACTTTAATAGATATGCATGATTCAATGGATTATACCGAAGGTGACGAACTAGAATTAGTACGTCAGATAGTAGAAAAAGGAAAAGATATTATAAATCTACATGGTACTACTATCTAAGTTATCTAATTATTGTTTTAATTAAATGAAATGAATATTTTTTGAAGGTAAATAATGAGTTCAACTTACGAAAAGAATTTTGAAAGCATGTATCCTAGCTCTATTAACTCTAGAGCTTGGTTAGGCGATTCTTCTGAATCCGGTGCTAGAGAGAAAACTGCCGCTACGTATAATTCTACTAATTTTGGTAGTTTAGCAACATTAGGCCTATCCTCTGGATTAGCAAATGGCGGATTAAATATTCTTAGAAACTCCTCAAGACGTTTCTATGATCCAGAAATTACTACTACTGCTATTTATCTACCTAGATCTATTAAACAAAAAAATAGATGGCGTAGATGGTTTTATGATCATGATGAGGTTGTTGGTGCTGTTCTCGACATGCATGCAGAGCTTCCGTATTCTAAAGCAGAAGTAGTTTGTGATGATAAAATTATTAAGCAACATGTACAAGATTGCTTCGATCAAACACAATTCTTTTCTATGCTTCCTGCTATTGATCTTGAATATCTCAAGATAGGCGAAGTATTTATTAACACACCTTGGGATGATGAAAAAGGAATGTGGAAACACATCATTATTCATAATCCTGATTTCGTTGAATTATCTGCTAGCCCATTCGCAGATCAAGAATATTCAGTAGAATTAATCCCTGACGATGAATTAAAACATCTAGTAAATTCTACTAAACCCCAAGACCAAGAACTCAAGAAAAGATTACCTCATGAAATCATTAAACGAGTATTATCTGGTAAAAATTTAATATTAGATCCAGACGAAATAACGCATATAGCAAGAAGAAGTAATCCGTATGATTTACGTGGAACTTCAATCTTAGATCGCATTTTCAGGCTTCTCATGTATGAGGATAAGTTACGAGAATCTCAGATTACTATTGCTGATAATTTTATTTATCCTTTAAAGCTATTTAAATTAGGAGATCCACAAAAAGGTTGGATACCAAGTGCAGATCATCAGATAGCATTAGCTCAAATGTTACAACAAGCTACCTTTGATCCTAACTTTGCTCTAATCTATCATTATGCCCTAAATGTAGAATTTCTTACAGTAGCAGATAAAGTAATGAAATTAGACAGAGAGTGGGATGAAATTGCTAAAAAGAAAATGATAGCATTAGGTGTAAGTCAACAATTTATGACAGGAGAAGCTACATATGCTTCTGCCAATGTTGGATTACAAACACAATTAGCTAGATATAAAGCTAAAAGAGATTTATTTGAAGTTCGTTGGATTCAGAATAAGTTTCTACGCGGAATGGCAAAAAGAAATGGTTGGTATAGAAGAGATAAAAGAGAAATTGTCGGACAATATAGAATAGCTAGAAAAGGAAAAGAATTAGAAGAGCGCTTAATTATACCAAAATTAGCTTGGCATAAAAAACTAATGCTTAGAGATGATCAAGCATTTTTAACTTTTATGAATAATGTTTATGCACAGGGTAAAGGTCCTCTTTCTGCATTAACACTACTACAATCAATGGGTTTCGATCTAGAAGAAGAATTAATTAAGAAGAAACAACAAAAAGAATTAGAAGAAAGAATTGGTATATATGCACAACCTCCTGCAGCTGGTAGTATAAGTGCTCCGATGTCAGCATTAGGTTCAGCTTTTAAAGGATTAAGAAATAAATTTGGTCTCTCTAAACCTAGAGAACAAGTTAATTTAGATATCGAGCATATTGCACAAGATAATGAATTTATAAGCGAATCTAAAACTGCAGAAGTAATACAAGAAGAAGTATTATTACATCCAGATCAAGTTAGACAGAAAGAAGCAAATATAGAGTTATCTACTTCTAAGTATATGGATGCAGTAGAAGAAGAAACTTGGAATAAAAATTTAAAAGCACAAGAAATTCCTGGTCCTGTTTCCTTACTTTTTTATAAGATAGGAGAAAATCTATCTAAAAATAAACCTGTTGAAGATCTTATTGATAATTTTAAAAAGCTATATATACAAGGAAAACTATTTGCATATGGAAAAACAGGTTTTGTTCCGTATACACAAAATAAAGAATATCAAGGATTTACAGATTTATTAATCTCTAATGAACTAGAAGGTTGGGCAAAAGAATTCTTTTTTAGTAAACAAGCTGATATTAAACAATCTAATTTTTGTTCTAAGATAAAAGGATTAGGTGTAACTGCTTTTTGTTTTGGGCAATTAAAAGGATTTAATGAACAAGGTATTTATAATGTAAAAGTAGAAAATATATTAACAAAAGAAGGACAAATCTTTCCAACTGATGAATTATTAAGCAAAGGAAGAAATCTTGCATTTTTATTATCACCTACTTTAGAAGTATGTTTATTATCACCAGCTACTGAAGGATGTGATGAAGAATTCGGCAATAAATTAGATTCTCAAATAAGACGTTATAAAGATTTTTATGTTGGAGATATTAGAGTTGGTTCTTGTCCAGTAGATTTAATAGATCCTACTAGACGATTAATATCTAAAATATCCAAGTTACATAAAAAAGCTAGATTTGATAAAGTAGAATTTGTTGCAGATATTATTGATATTCCTGAATGGGAAAAAATAGAAAGAGAAAAACTTGCAAAGCAGTTTTCTTCTACTGAAGAAGACAAAGAATCTAAATCTGCTCAATTGCAAGAAATGCTAATAACTGCTAGAATGCAGCAAGAAAAAATAAAATATAGAGGATATGTTCCTTTCTTTTTACATAATAATATATTATATGCATCTAAATGGATTGCGCAAGAAAACGATTCTATAAGTAATATCTTTTTAAGGAATTTTGAGTTTATAAACGAAGATCTGGAGAAGAAGATCAGAAAAGCTTTTAAAGAACCTGATTATAATCTTTCTTCTGAAGAATTAGATACATATAAATTATACCAAATATTATATCCTATTTATTCAAATCAAGAGATAGTAGGATATGAATTAAATGAACAAAGAATTAAACAAGGAAGTATAGACGACAAACTTATTAAAGGGAAAGTTTGGGATAATCAAGGTAAATGTTTAAATAAAGAAGGATCTGATCAATTACAAAGATTTAGAGAAAATTTTACCAAGTGGATAGATTACCCACATCTTTTAGATAAAGAACTTCAAGAATCATTCGATAGATTAGGAGATTAATTGTGAAGAATAAAATTATAACTGTTACTAGTACAGGATTAAGTACTCATACTTATCAGGTATACAACTGCGAAATGGAAATAACGTCTACTGGTCGTTGGAGTCAAGGTACAAAACCAACTGTTATTTATTTTAAAAATACTTCTGGTATAACAGTAGAATTCAATTTTATAACTAGACAAGAATTAAAAGAATTTCAAACAAGCCAAACTAATTTTGCAGGTGTTAGAATCTTAAATGATGATTTTTTTATACAAAGAGATCTTATTGGAAAAGAATTTCTAGAACCACAACCTTCTTATTTACTTATAAAAGGTGTAAGCGGCAGCGCTAGTGGTAGTATAAGCATATATTGTTTAAATTATGTATAATCATATTAATCTAGTAAATAAGATATACAAGAAATTAGCAGAAATAAGTCAAACAGAAGAACCGCAAAATAATCCTATTTCTTCTAACCAATCGCCTATCTCTCTTACTAATTTAGAGGAAGGTTTAGAAATGCAAAAAAATACAGATCAATTCATAAAGGAAAAAGAAGATACTCAATATAATTACGCTTCTGTATACGAAAATCTTCTAAAAAGAAAGATAGCTTATCTTACATCTCAAATTTATAAATATAGTTTTGTATCTCATTGCCCTGGACATAAGAATAGTCAAGGAGAAAAAGCTGAGTGGTGCATCAAAGATCACAATGATGGACATATTATATCTTCTCATAAAACAGAAGAAGAAGCTAAAAAACATTTAAGGGATATGCATACCCATAAGTAGTCTATTGGAGGCATTATGGCTAAGAAGAAAAATGAAGATTTCAAATTAAGTTCCAAAGAAGAATTACAACTTCAAGTTCAAAAAGAATTAAAAAAGTTTATTAGGGAAGAGAAGAAAAATAAAAAATCTAATAAAGAATCTTCCACAAAAGAAGATAATACTGAATTAGATTTAATAGAAATATTAGCTAAAGAGGAATTAAAACTTAAAGAACAAGTGAAACTTGTTTCTAAAATGACTGATATTGAAAAAGCTGAGTGGTTATGTGAAAAACATAATGAATACATTGCTACTATGAACTATACATTATGTGCAGATGTTTTAAATGGAACAGAATATTATGAAAGATTTCTACTGGTAGCATATCTACAAGAACTCTTAAACCTATTAGCAACATACGATATTGAAATTACTAAAGAAATGACAAGCATCTTGATAGAAAAAGGCGAAGTGGAACTTTTGGCCATTTTGAATGTGATGAATTTTATTTAATTGCTATCATGAAAAGAATTGCATTTATATCATCAGATAAAGAAAAAGAAATTATTGTATGGATTAGATTACAAGATCCTTCTTCCAATAATGATAAATATAATATTCTTGATTTTATACAATCTAAGTTCGATTTAGATTTTGAACATGCAGAAACACTTTACTATAAAGCCCTCCCAGATGGTCTCTCTATTGAGCAAGAAACTCAAGTAAAAGAAATAAGTAAAGAATTAGCATTAAATAGCTCTTCTGTCGAAGAAGTAAATTCTATATTAGATGATTGTGTAGCTATAGTTTTGGAAACTAATAATACAACATCTGATATTATTTCTGAGTTTCTAGAATTAGCTCAACAATGTATTAACTTAACTTAAAAAAATTTTATATAATTTTATATTTTTTTAATATTCTATAATCTGGAGATTACTGTGAATACTTCTACGTACAAAATGGGTGAATTAAAGCCGCAAGAATTTAAGCAATTTAGTTCTAAAGATAAAGAAAAGATTGCTTCTATAATTGAATCCCAGAAAGATCATATGATTATTTCTAAAGCAGTAGAAGATTATGTATATGCTACTACACGGGCATTAGATGCAGGTGATTATTATGGAAAAGTAAATAAATCTGCGCTATGGGAACATGCAGTAAATAAAAATTCAGATTACTTTGATATAACAGAACTTGAAGATCTAAATTCAGATAAAAATATCAAAAGGTATTATTCATTCAGAACAGCAGCAATGTATAAGAATCATGAATCAGATAAAATAGAAAATTCAATTGGATTGGTATTCGACGCTGTATTAATAAATAAACCTTATGAAGATATGCATGTAACAACTTTATTTGGAATAGATAGCATTAAAGCACCAAAAATAGCAAGAGATTTAATAAAGTACCCTACTCGAGTACCTGTTTCTATGGGTTGTTCCATAACTCATTCTGTATGTACTGCATGTGGAAAAGAAATACTTAAAGAAGCAGAAATTTGTGAATGTTTAAAATATCACCGCGGTAGAAGAAGAAACGGAAAAAAAGTAGCAGAACTTCTTAAGGGTGTTGATTTTTTTGAGTTATCAGTAGTAACTTCACCCGCTGCAGTCAAAGCCTATGTTATAGATGCTATATCAGAACTTGTACCGGGTAGATTATTAAAAGTAGCAGATGAAAATGCTACTTATGCAAAAGAAATTTCTAATATAGTATATGGAATGATTGATAGGGCAAAAACTTCAGAAGAGAAGAGAAGAATAGCTAATCAATTTGATAGAATAATTTCTAATCTTGAAAAACTTGTTTAATAAATATGTTTACTATAAAAATAAGTGCAGATACGTATTTAGTAATCAAACCTATTAAATCAGCTGCAAATCCTCATTCTACTGGACAAGGAACAGATATTCATGTTATGAAAGTAGCTCCTGGTTCAGAATTTGGACAAGGATATATTGTAGAAATATTTGATTATGGTCAAAAAGTAGATGAAAGATTTGTTCAAACCAAAAAACAGGTTATGGAACTTGTTAAAGAACAGAAATCTAGATATAATACTAATAAAGCATTTGAAGAAGAATTAAAGCTTCATGTTACTTATAAATCACCAGGTGGTCAAGGTTTTCAACATCAAGGATCTTCACAAGGAGAAATAAAAATGGATATTGATCAAATTCTTTATGAAAAAGCAGCTAAAATAAACAATTTAGTTGCATCTTTAGAAGATCCCAAAATCCCAAGAAAAGAAAAAATTGCATTAGATCCTGCAATGCAATCAACACAACCTAAATCACCTTCAATACAATTAGATAATTCTGGTGAAGAAATTACTTCTAATGAACAATTAATAGAATTTATTAAGAATGAGCTTGTAGAATATTTCTCAGATCCTACTAATGTAACTCCTGATTCTAGGATGACACAACAATCTAATGTTCAGGCATCTGTACATACAGAGAAAAAAGCATATGCACCAGGCGAAAATCCTGAAAATGTAATTTCTAAGTATTTCTCTAAAATAAAAGATATTATTAATGCAGAAGATCCAAGTCATACAACATTTAATCTAGACGAAGTAGTAGAATCATTAAAACATATCTTTAAAGATTCTGGTCTTCCTGGATGGAATGTTTTATTTAAAACTGCTGGAATAGAAGAAGATAAGCTTGTTTCTAAAATAAATACTGATAAGGAATCCTTATCTATTAAAAATACTTTAGAAAACACAGAAAATGCAGATGATCTTATCGAAAATATTGCTAAAAAAGAAAATAAAAATGAAGCAGAAACTCTTCTTTCTAAACTAAGTTCTGAACAGTATCTAGATGATTTAGAAGAAATGTTTAGATATGCAGCAGATGATTTTTGGAAATATCTAAAGAATTATAAGGGAATAAATACATTAAATAAAGTCTATAGTGAATGGCAAAAGAAAGTTAATCCATTAGTAATTAATCAAGATATGAATCCTATTTTAAAATCTTATGTATTAAATAGCATAGAAGGTTATATCAAAACTTCTAGAAAAGAAGAAATTCATAAGTATGCTTTTAACTCTGTAATTGATAATTATAGAAAAGCAACTACTATTATTATTAATGAAGGTGAATCTGAAGAACCATCTATAATTAAAGAACAAGAAGATAATGCACCTATACCTGAATCTACCGAGATAGCGTCACAAAAAATTCCTCTTGTTGATCAGGAATCTTCTGTACCTACTCAAGAAAACAGAACACTTTTAGATATTCTCAAAGAATAGACCAGAAAATTTGATTTTTTTAACTTAAAAAATATGGTCGTTTTTCTATTTTTACAAGTTAGAACACCTATAGGCATATAAATGGCAGAACCATTACCCATTACACCAACAGAAGGCGAAGGAAGTCTAAGTCCTGATAAAATGCCTCAAGATCATACACCTGTTGGTATGGGTGGTACTAATGTAGATGCAAAGGGAGTTGCCGGTACTGGTAGACCACCATTGCCGGGTGGTGGAGGGGCAATACCTCCTATCGGTGGCGGCGGAGGTGGTGGAGTACCACCTGCAGCAAAAGGTCCTGCTGCTCCAATGCCAGTAAAAACACCTGAGCAATTATTAGATGAACGCTCTGAAAAAAGATTAGAACAGGATATAAAAGATATTTTAATTCTAGAAAAACTAGAAGACTCTGAAGATATTATATCTTTAGAAGATCTTGGTTTAGATATTTTAATACGAAAACTAGTAGATGAAAAAGGATGGCGTGTAGATCGCCTAAAAGAACTTTTACCGTCTAGAGACGAAAAAGGTATAATACAATATTTTCAAGATCTCTTAGAAGGTCGTAAAAAATCTGATACAACAAGTGATGTAAATCAAAAACCATTAACACCGCCTATGCCAATGCCAAGTGCTCCGTCTATGGCAAAAGCGCCAATTGGTGGCCAAGCAAGTGCACCTGCTACTCCTAAAAATGCACCTGTTCAAATGCAACCAATGCATGCGCCTAATATACAACCACAGATGCAGTCACCTAAAGCAGCTAGTATAGGTAAAACAAATAGTGTTAGGAGTACTTATATTATGTCAAAAGAAGAAATTCTTGTAAACAGCGGAAAGCTAGAATCTGTTACTAACATTACAGATTCTCTAAATCAACTATCTTATGCTATAGATAGCGCTTCTCAAGCAAGAAAAGCCTATGCAGATGCAGTAATTAAAAAAGCCGGTCTAGATTCATTAGGAATGGGTCTAGGTTTAGGTAAAGGAATGGAAGAAGAAATGCCAGAAACTGATCCTCTTGCAATGGGATCTAAAGAAGGCGATTTGAAAGATGCATTAAAAATGCTAACTGACGTTCTTAAAAAGTTTCTTGATGAAAGAGGTTCAAGCAAACTTGATGCAGATTCTGCTATTAAAAGCGATGCTATGATTGGCAAAGCAAAAGACGAAATAGGAAAAGGAAAAGATATGCTTTCCGGTATTGGAAAGCCTAAAGAAGAAAAGAAAGAAGAAGGTCTCAAACCTTTTGAAAAGAAAGAAGAGAAAGAAGAAAAAGAAGAACCAGTAGAAGAAAAAGCAGAAAAGATGGCTATGGATGCGGCTGCTGGTGGTAAAAAAGTAAATGTTTCTTCTGCTCAAGCAGGTGAGCCTGAACAAGGAAAAGGAGAAGGCGGAGATCCAATGAAAGCTACAATGGGTAAAAAAGAAGCTAAAGAAGAAATTCTAGAGAAAATTAAAGAAAGAATGACAAAACTAGCTGAAGCTAGAAAAGCTAATCTATATCCTTTCAAGCAGCCTAAAGAATACCAATTTTCAGATATTAATGCTGAAATGGCAGGAAAACAAAAAACAGAAATTGATTCAGATATGAAATCTGGAGAAATGACTAAAGATAAAAAAGAGAAATTCCTAGGTCAGGGAAGAGAGAAAGGCGGAAATCAACCTAAGGATCCTGGAATGGAGATTTCTAAACCTGCAAATAAAGCTGCAGAAGAACAAATGATTACAATAAAGCAAGCTAATACTAAAACAGCTCAAGAAGTAGAAGAAGCTGTTGCTAAAATTAAGCTTGCAATGGAAGTTGCTTCAGTACAACAGTTAAAGGATCTTATTTCTAATCCTTTAAAAGAAGCAATGGTTAAAAATATGGTAGAAGCTGGTATAGTAAAAGAAGCTGCAGAAGCTATTGCACATAACTCATTCTTAGATGGATATCAAAAAGCTCAAGAAGAAGTTATATCAGAAGCTTTTAATCATCTCGCAAAACAAAACATTGACGAGTTTATTAAAGTAGCATCTTTTACAAAGAAATACTCCGGTGAATTCAACGCTTCTGTAAAAGAAGCTGAAGAAACTAAACCGCAAGTAAAAACTGCGAGCGAAAAAGGTTCAGTCGCTCTCCGTGGATCTCAAGTCACCAAACAAAGTGACACAACTTATCGCGATTTCTGGCGTAATGCTTACGCAGAACAGAGATCAGGAAAGTAATTATAGGAGAAATGTATAATGTCAGATTTTAGTGTACTACCTCCAATAGGAAGAACTGGTATTAACAATGGAACAGGTGTAAGACGCCTTTCTAATATGCCAGTAACTGGTTGGAGAGATGTATCCCCAACTGCTACTTTCGTAGCAGGTCAATTAGCAACTCTAGCTACCGATTCAAACGGTAAAGTAGTTGTTGAAACTGTAAATAGCACAGGCGATAAAGTTATAGGCGTTTTCTTTACTGATAACACTACTACTTTTTATCGTTCAGCTTATGCAGAAGAACACACATTTGGTGAGAACGCAGCCACTCCCAATGTTATCTATGTAAATCCATATGTAAAAGCTAGTTCATATGTTGTTTGCAATGCAGCCGACACTGCTACTGCAAGCAGATATACCGAAACTACAGATTTTACTATCGATGTTACAAGCGGCGCAATTACAAATACTCTAGTCGGTATTGGTGCAACTGCTACTGTATATGTAACTTATATGTATAAAGATATTAACCTTTCTGGTATTAATCAAACTCTTGGGTCAGGCAAAGCAGCTCTATTAGAAGATTTCGGTGAGATCGCTACTCTACAGTACGATACTACATCAGCCACAGCTTATGCTCTTAATGGTTCTATTTATTATAACAGTTCTGGTTATTTTACTGCTACTAGCGGTTCTTCAGCAATAGGTTTTATTACTAAAGTTCCAACTGCCGACGATCCCGAACTTTATATAAAACTAGATTTGGTATAAGGTAGGGAGGAATTAAACCATGGCAAATATATGGAATGAAGGTTTGGAAAAGAAAGAAGTTATGAATAAAACCGCTGAAGAAAAAACCAAGAAAGTAGCAAGCAGACTTTATAGTGAAGAACTATTAGAACCCAAAGGATATGGTGGCGTATCCTCTGATGGTAGAGCACAAAAAGGTTCAAGCAGACTTTTCGATGACCAAGGTCAACTAAGAGCTTATGACAAGAAAGATGCACTAACTCAATTACAGCATTTTGCTGCACTAAGAGAAAAACGTGTTGCCCACGACAAGGCATACTATACACCAGAAGAAAAACAACAAATCATCCAAGCTGCTCTTTCTGGACTTCCTGAAGAAAGACTTCGCTTTGGTGCAGAGATGATTCCTCTTGTTCTAGATCGTCTAGACTATGAAGGATTTATTCGTCAGGTATTCCGTACACATAACTTAGCTCAAGGCCAGGTTAACTCGTACGAAAAAGATATTAACGTAGTTGCTCTTGTAACTAACGAAGATGGTCAAACAATTGGATCTCAAGTACGCGGCCAGAGAGTATTCCCACCCGAATTTCTCGTAACTGCACTACCTAAGATCACTGTGTCTGAGATTGCTCAAAGACAATTTGATGTTGTTGAGCGTACTCATGACAAAACTACATTCCAGATTATGTTAAAAGAAGACCGCCAGGGCTTAAAAGAGCTCTATGCAGCTTCTACTCTAAACAACGATGTTGTTAATATAACTGGAACAGTTTCAAAGTCTGCTCTAGAAACTCTCCAATATGAAGTTGAGCGTTGGAGATTACAAGTAGACAAGTTCCTCATGAATCGTGCTGAATTAGGCGATTTGAAGAAAAATATCAATGCTATAGATTTCGATCCTATTACTTCAAGAGATCTACTTCTAACTGGTATTTTTGGTTCAATTTGGGGAGTCAATGTTTACGTAACTGCTGGTGTTGACGAAGCCGGTATTGAAAGCGTTTCCGTTCCTGCTGGTATGATTTTTGCAGTAACTGAAGGCCGTTACCTTGGTGCAATGCCAGTCCGCGTTGAGTTAAGCGTATTCCCAGCTGATCAGTTCGTATTTGGATATCCCTCCTATGGTTGGTTATTCCTAGAACAAATTAGCCAGATCGTTCTTAACCCAAGAGCAGTTGCTGTTGCAATGAAATCCAGCGCTACCGTCCCAACTTGGATGACAGCGTAAGATTTTTTAGCAATATATACTCTTCAATGATAGGATGCTCCAAAAGAGCATCCTATTTTTTTATACTTAAAATACTATTAAAACTTTCTATATTTTTTGTAAAATTATATACCCAGAAGGGTAAGGAGTTTAAATGAAATGAAAGAACAACAAAACGTCTTCAATCCAGACATTGATTCACAATTGAATGCACCTCAATTTGATAAGAATCTAAGAAATGTCAATCCTATAGCACCAGAAGCTATTATGGAAAAATTAGCCGTACAACAAGAAGCAGAAAAAGAATATGCTAAAAGAAGATTAGAAGAATTGAGTACTAGAACTAAAAACTTTCAGCCTATTAAAGATTCCAGTTCTTTTGATCAAGAACCAGAAATCCCTGCTTCAAAAAAAGTAGAATATGTAGAATATCCTCAGATGAAGCAAGCAAAAGAATTAACAGATTATAACAATGACGAAGTACAAGATAAAATTGTTACTACTCAAGGTGCACCTGCTAAATCTACAAAACAAAAAATTCAGGAAATGAAAGCTAGATTAGATGGTGATATTGGATTTAATTCTAAAAAATCTCTATCACCTCAACTTAGATCATTCTTCGATGAATTTGGTGAAGAAACCTATTATGTTAAAAACGTAAGTAATGGGCATGTCGTTATCTCCGATCTTGATAGAGGACAAAACGGTGTATCTGGTGAAAATAAAATTGCTCGTGGAGCAATAGTTGATCTTCTCGAACAATACGATCTAGAAACACTTAAAAAATCCAGAGAACTTCGTGTAGCTATGTCGAGTAGAGATGGTAAGGTTCTTCTACAAAGACTTACACCAGAAGAATATTTAAAAGAAATTACTATTCTAGCAGAAAACAAAGAGAAAATTGAACAGTTTAAAGTGATGTCCGAACTTAAAGCTGCAAGTGGTCAAGCAAAACCTAAAAAACCGATTCGTCCAGTAATTGAAGCTAAACTTCTACAATTACAACTAAGTTATTCTGATCAACCTCATAAAGGTATTTCTCCTGTAGAATTTATCCAATGGGTCAATACAGAAAAACTAACCGCTGATGAATTAGATTATATTCTTAGCGGCGTAGATGATAAAGATATTCGTATGTTTGTTTATTCTAAAAAACAAGATCTTTAAGATCTAAAATAGGATTATACAATGTTACTAGACTTTGATATAGTAGAACAATTATCAGATGGTATAACTTTTACAACAGAAACATTAACAGAAGATGATTATCGTTGCTATATTGTATATGATACATCTACAGGTTATACCACTCTAAGAGATTACTATGTATGGAGAGCTGATACATATACTTCTACTGGTCTTACAGATGCTGTGGGTTTAGTAATAAATAATAATTGTTTATATCCTAGATTAACTCCTCCTATTACAGATTATAGTGAATTAAATCCTTTTCTATTTTATATGCTAACTAGCCAAGAACATCAAATTTTAATGAATGTTATTGATAGATTGGATTTAGTTAGAAAAAGATTACCTAATCCTGGAACTATTATAGAAGACGTAGATGGATTTGGTGATAATGGTGTTGCATCAGTTGCAGGAGGATATTATAAGAAATTCGCTATTAGCGAACTTATGCGATATATAGAAGGTTCATTAATAGAAATTAACTTTTATCCTCCTGTAACAAGTTTTTATTGGGAATTTACTACAGCAGATACTGATAGAATAAATAATCCTTATTTAAGAAGTACAGGTTATGCTGTTCCTTATAATTTTGTAGATTTAATTGTACAAGGTGCAATGATTCGAGCTTTAATGAGCTGGGGTATTTTAGAAGTAGATTTAAACTTTTCTACATCCGACGCAGGACTTACTATTACTTATGATAAAGTTGGACATGTACAAAGTTGGTATGATAGACTTTTAACTTCTTATACCCAACAAATGGGTTTAACCAAAATGAACTACGCAAATCATGCGGGGGTTGGTTTAGGAAGTTTGCCGTTTGCGGCGGGGGGAATTTTCGGTTCTGCTTTAGGTATGATAGAACATAGTGGTACTATTCCATTAACCTCAATGTTAGGATTTAACATTAGAAGCAATACACCACTTTAATGTACTATTATATATAATAATATATGAAATGAAAAGGAAGATAGTATGATTAAAGTCAAAAAATGTAAAAAGTGTGGAACAATAGAAAATTTGCACACTACTACCATAAAAGGAAAAACATACGTATGTAACATCTGTCAGGATTGTTATGTCAATAATTCTAAAGAATGGAGACAAAAACAACTTAATGGATATAAAGCAGAATCTTTTACTATTAAGTATTGCAAATATTGTGGAACTACAGAAGATTTAAAAACAATAACTATAAAAAATCAATTTATGGAAGAAACCAAAACAGTAATTCAAAATGTCTGTAATACTTGTTTTGGTAAACAAATAAGTGAAAGAACTAAGGGGAAGTCTAAATCAGAAGAAACAAAACAGAAACTTAAAGAAGCAAGTTTAAAATGGCTTGAAGATCCAGAAAATAAAAGAAAACAAATAGAATCTCGTGGCCTCGATTATGAAGATTTTTTAAAAAGACAAGAAGAATCAAAACTTCCTAAAACTTGTAAATATTGTGGAACTACAGAAAATTTAATTACTAGGAGTATCGAGAATAGATTAACTAAGGAAATTAAAATAATACAATATACCATATGTCGAGAATGTTATTTAAAATATCATAGCGGTGAAAATAATCCTTTTTTCGGTAAAAAACATTCTGAAGAAACTAAACAAAAAGCAAGAGATTATATAAAAAATTGGTATTATAATACAGAAGAAGGAATTATCTGTAGACAAGAAAAAAGTATTGCATCAAAAAAATGGGCAGAAGAGCATCGTGAAGAATTACTTAGGTATAGTCTTAAAGGATGTCATTCTCAAAGAAAAATTTCCTCCATTGAAACTAGACTAGCTAATGTTCTAAAATGGTGATTTAAAAGATAAAATACAGACACAATATCTTCAACAACAAGGCTTCATTGTTCTTAGATTCTGGGAAAGAGATATTCTTTCTAATTTGGATAATGTAATTAGAATCATTGAATCTTTTTATAAATTTAAAACCAACAAAAGATTTTTAGATACTTCTTATGATGAATATTTTTCTAATTTACATGGAAATGTTATATAGATCATGCAAAGAAGATTATCTAATGTACTTTATTCTGTTACTAGTTCTACTGGATCTTATGTTCAATTAAATTTTCCAGACGGATCTTTATCTTACTTTGATTCTACCATTAAACAAGAATTTGATAATGTTCTAATAGATAATATTGGAGACGGTGATATTTGAGTATCTTTTAGACCCGGATTAGTACTAACCTCCAGTATTACAGGAGCTAAAACTTTAGTTTCTAAAGATAGTTTATATATACAAGAAAGTATACTTCATATTACTATCTATTTTATACAAAGTTCAACAGTAGAACTTATTTTACTTCTAGATCTGAATAATGAAGATTGTTAAGAAAGATAATATTAAAATTTCTCTTATTAGAAAAGAAGAACAAATAGATCTTCGTATTGTTTTATCCTCAAATAATAGTATTATTATTTGTAATCATGAAAATATAGTGTATGTATAAATATGGCACTTACAAGCATTTATCATGAAAGTCTAACTACTAGTTGTGGTATTCATATACCATATTCTTTTGAATATACTTCTAGAACTACTAGAGAAGCTGATATCAGTTTCGATTCTACTGATATTGGAAAACTAGCACGACAAACTGATAACAATTCTTTGTGGATGCTTATTGCAATTTCACCTATAACTTGGTCTGCTATAACTGCAGAAACAGGTGCTCCGGGTGATATGTTTAAGTATATTTACGATACCAACAACGATGGTATTGTAGATAATTCACATCAATTAGAAGGGCATAATTCTACTTTTTTTACTTCCACAGGACACTAGCATTATAGAAATGCTGGACCAATAACAACCCCGGTATTGACAGATAATGGCGATGGTACAGCAACTATATCATCTACAGATGTAGTATTATTCAATAATACTGATTTTGTGGAACCTGCAGCAAAATATACTATTGCTGGCGATACTTTTACTTTTACAGAAGGATCGGAAGAATATGTAGTTGCAGACTATAATTCTGGTTCACCAATTATGAGAGTAGAAACAAATAAAGCTCTTATAAATGGAAGTTCTATTGTAACATTGCTTATTTGTTGGAGGCAAGACTCAGTAATACATTCTGTTGATGAAGATGCATATGGAATGGGTCTTGCAAATAAAATAAATAGAATGTTATATAATACTCAATCTTATAATAGAAGTATCGATGGTGGGTTAATTTTATCTGAAAGTTCTTCTCCTATAGCTAGAACAATCTTGGTCAGTGCATCTATTGTATATGCAGCTGCTACACCTTATGTAGTTTCTACATTTAATTCAAGTACAGATTTATTAACTCAAGTTAATCATGTTGGAGGAAATTGGACATATACTAATGTTTCTGTTTACGATAATCAATATTATGATAACGGTACAAATGCTGTTTTAATGACAGATAATAGATTTTCTAATAGATTCTTTTATAGAAGCATTGGCGATGTTAAACAGGTATTTTACACATTAGGACAGATTCAATATTATAACACAGATGAAACTTATCAAGAACTCCCACCAACTCCTCCTTTAGTACTAAGAGATCATTGTGTTTATATTGGAAGAATCGCAATTGGAAAAAATAGTAGTACTGGCGTAGTACACCCTGCTTTTGATCATATAACAGAATTACCAGAATATATATTTTATGATAGCTCTGGGGTATTCACAGCACCAACTATAGTTGGTAGTAGCACAGGGATAATAACAGTCGGTCAAGGAGAATATCTATTATATTCAGATTCAACATATACAGAAAATACTTTAAATAAGTATACTATTTCTGGTGATACTTTTACAATACCAGATGATGGTATTAATCATTATATAGTAGCTAATTATAATTCTGGTTCACCACAATTAGAATTAATAGATGATATGGAGGCTATAAATCAAAGTGATATAATACCGGTTCTTAGTGTATTTAATCTATTAGGAACAATTTTGTATATCTTTTGGGATGAAATGGCCAAGGGATTATCTAATAAATTATGTGATAGATTAGTAAAAACAGAACAGTTTACTGTAGAAAAAGGTGGGTTAATACTATCTGAAGTTGCAACTAGACTAGTAAATATAACTGAGGGTAGAATTTGGTATGGAGCAGCATATTTAGATTTACCAGAAGTGCAATCTAATGTAGCAGGTCAATATATAGCTCTTTGGTATCATAGTAGCGGTACGTGGACAAGAACAACGTCTACTACTTATAATAATACACAATACGATAATGGAACAAATTTAGTTACTCTTACAAATAATAGATATGCTGTTAACTGGATTTATAGGGGATTTTCGGCAGATCCAGTAAATGTTGTTCAACGACCAGTATCAGTTTTAGGACAAGGTGATTATACATTAGAACAAGCAGTAGCAAGTCTAGAACCAGATCCTTTACCACCAGCTATACAAAATTTTTGTGTTTTAGTCGGAAAAATAATTGTTAAAAAAGGTGATAGTACCGCGACAGTAATTATGCCATTAGCGCAAGAAACTACTCTAAGTAGTGTATTTCCACATAATGGTTTACCTGGATTACAAGGTGGGGCAATTGATGAATATTATTATTTAACAGCAGCAGAATATACAGCATTAGGGCATTTATCGTTTAATATTACAACACAAACAACCACCTATACAATATTAAATACTGATGATGTAATTTTGTGTAATGGTACATTTACAGCTACACTACCAGCAGCAACAGGAACAGGTAAAGTATTTCATATTAAAAACATAGGAACAGGAGTTATTACAGTAGCTGGTAATGGAACTGAAACTATAGATAATGAATTAACACAAACTGTGAATAGTTATGAAAATTTGCAGGTTATAGATGGTTCTTCCGGAAATTGGTATATATTATAAAGGTGCAACATGTCATACTTTAAAGCAATAGAACAAAATGTTAAGATATCATCTGGAAATAGTTCAACTGTAAATTTAACATCTAGTGGCATTTTTACTGGAGTTTCAGATTCTACTCTAGGTGTCAATGCAATACAGGTTTCTTTATATACAGATCAAAAATGTATCGTATATGTTGAACAATCACCAAATGGCACTAATTGGGATATTTGCGATGAATACGATTACAATGAAAACGAAAATTTTGGTATTACTGTACAAGCAGTAAATTCGTATGTACGTGTTCGTGTAACAAATACTAATTCAAGTGCTGCTACATCATTTTTCAGATTACAAACAGCTCTTTGCCCGATTGTTGAAGCATTACCAAGAAGTTTAGATGATCATGGAAATTTAAAAGTAAGTATAAACTCTATAAAAGATGAATATGGATTTGAAGCTGAATGCAGTCCTATGAATCAATTAAGAGTTACTCAAGTATATAAATTAATCGGTGGAGTTGGTTCTGGAAGTCAAGTAGATCCAAATTTTTGGTCTGCTACATTAGCAAATGGTGGTACTGTAGTAGAATCTAGTGGAGAAGTAAGAATTAGAACAAATACTACATTAAATGGCTCTGCTATTATTAATTCAAATAGAAATGCAAGATATGTTGTTGGTGCAGCAAATTATTTTATAGGAGTGGGACACACAGATTCAGGTATTTCTGGAAACGTAAGACGATGGGGGGTATTTTCATCAACAAATGGTGCATTCTATGAAATAAACGGAACATCTTTTAGATGTGTCACCAGAAATAATAGCACAGATATAATCACAAGTTCAGGATATTTTAATGGAGATTTGGGGTCTTCGTATTCTATTGGGACTTCGATTCATACTTATGAAATATATTATACAACTACTCAAGTATGGTTTTCTGTCGATGGTAATTTATTACATACTACATCAGCCTCAACAACACCATGGACAACAAATATTCATCTTCCTATTAGAGCAGAAAATACAAATACTGGTATAACAACTGATATCAGTTTGTATATAAGAGGAGCTACAATTAATAGATTAGGACCTCTACAAACTGATTCATTATATAAGTATATTTCTGGAGCCAGTACTACTGTCTTAAAATACAGCCCCGGTCATTTATACAGATTAGTAGTGAATGATGGTGCTGCTGGAAGTAGTATTACGCTATACGATAATACTGCTGCATCTGGAGCAATAATAGGAATAGTTAATACTGCATCTATTGCTACACCAACAACTCTTGTATTTGATTGCGGATTTTATACAGGATTAACAGTAGTTATTGTTAATGCGGTTAATGTTACAGTTATTTATGAATAGAAGTATTATTTCTTAATATTCTTACTAATTTTTACTTAAATAGATATTAAAAATTTTTAAATTTATGTAAAATAGAAAAAATATTTTTACATGAATATTGGTATGTTATGTTTTCTTGGTTAAGCACACTCCCATTATGGTTTCAACTTTCCTTTGCTATCATCTCCTTTTTGGGTATTATTTTTATGATCGGTGTAATAATTAAAATTATTTATCAAGCTATTAAATTAGGTATTAAATGGAAATCAGGAGATGATACCATAGAAATAGGATCAACAGATAGCAGTACAAAAAAAGAATCAAAATTTAGAAAAAATCCACATAAGGAGTGTATGCATAATAAAGATATCATCTTATTAATACATGAAAGCAATAAATTACAATATGAAAAATTATATGTGATACACATCGAACAGTTAAGAGATCAAATGAATTATGCAGAACAAAAATCTGATGAAATAAAGTATTATATGCTTTCTCTATATCTTGATTTACTGGAAACTAAAGGTATTAGTAGTGTTGTTGGCAGCATTAGTACAAACTGTTATAGGTTACTTTTAAAAGATATAACAAATGAAATATTACGGGATGTTCGTCAAGCATTTAGAGAAAATCATTTTATAGACATGAATGAAATAAGTTTCAATAAATATATTAACGATAAATTTGAATATATTAAAAGTAGAACTAGCGAATTACTGAATCAAAACTATTTCTATGAGGAAGTTATAACCAGAGAAGAACTATATACTTATAATATTAAAAATGTAGAAAGAATTAGAGAACTAATTTTTCAAGTTTTTATGCATGCAAAAGAAGTAGCAATTAATTATAGACAAAAAGAAAGAGAATTAGACGAAAAATTGCAGAAATTACTAGAAAAATATTTTTAGAAACCTTAAAGAATAATTTCCTTTTTAATATTTTCTTGTAAACTTGCAATATTATATTTATTTTCTGCAATTGACATAACCAAGGAGAATATACACAATGTCAACTTATAAAGGCGTAATTAGATTCATATCAGAAACCAGCGAAATAGCTTTAGTAGAAGAAACACCACTTGTTCAAGATCAAACAATTGCATCTACTGAATTAGCATCTACTGGTGCGGTAACATGGGAAGGTACACTTCAACCAATTATAAATGAAAATTCTCTTATTATTAAGATAGCTGGAACAGAAGCCCCTCATGCAGAGTATGCATTAACCACATCGACAGGTAGAAAAATTTATACAAGCACTGGTGCTGGGTATATTGCTGCAGACGGATTACTATATACTGCATCTGGTTCTTATGATATGAATAACTGTACTGCATTATATGGAACTGCATTTGAATTAACATCAGAAAATATTCTAGATAAAGTAACAGGAACGATAGTACTTAACTTTGCTGTTGCTAGTGCACCAACTGCTGGGCAAGAAGTTCGTGTTGATTATACAAGAGATTATTTCAACGAGACAATAGGATATACAAGAACTAGAATGCTACGCGGTGATTTTTCAGATCTAAGCGTTGATGATATAATTTATTATGATTATTCTGAAGGCGCAAGCGAAGAAGAATTCACAGTAGATGTCGAGCGTCCTGGCCAAGCTTAATGAAAGATAAACTTCATCAAGAACAAGAAACAGATTATTTTGATATTTTGTTTCCAGAACTTCAAAAAAAGAAAGTAGCTGTTAAACTGCCTTCAATAAAAGATAGTACAAAAAAAGAGATGGAGAAAGATGAAACAACTCCATCTCCTGCTGCTTCTAAAAAAGAAGAACCAATAGAAGATACAGATAATATGGATCTTCTTAGAGAAGAAATTAACAAAGCTATTGAAGACGCCAAAATTACTGATGGAATTGAAAGAGAACTTCAAGATCTTAAAGACGTTGTACAAGATCTAGAAAGAGAAGAAAAATTTAAAGTTCTTAAAGAGGAATTAAAAACAGACGTTCTAAAACAAATGGAACCTCTTCAAAAAGAACTAGAAGAACTTAAAGAAAGAAAAATTCCAGAAAGAAGACAGTTTGAAACGGATGGAGCTTATAAAGAACAACTCTATCCTATAGCTACTAATGTTCTTGATAAGATTATTATACCCTTAATTAATATTGTTCCAGATTATAATTTAATTTCTACTCAAATTTCAAGTACTTATGAAGATGGTACTATTAAGAATGGTATTGTTTCTATAAATATGATCATTCCTAATAATGATTATAGATATGATTTTAGAATAGATTTAGTAATTTTAAATGGATTAATTCAATCTCCTTCTTATTGTACAAGAGGTAGAAACTTAATACCATTAACTCAAAAAGACTTATATAATGAAATAAATACATTTTCCTATAGAAAATTAGAGCCTAATTATAATTACAAAAAGAGTCCGTTTAGCAATACTGGAGAAAATCCTCTTAGAAGACCTGATAATCAAAAATTCTACGAAGTAGATAATAAAGAACCAACTCCAAGCGCAATTTCAGAGGACCATAAATGGAAAGCTCATCTAGAGCGCGGATTGATATAAAGGTAGATATATGAATGGAAATGCCTTTCAAACTTGTGATTTGCCGCTTGCTACATTTCTTCGTTGCAACGGAATAGCACATTCTTCAGAATACAATAGTAGAACTAAAGAATGGAGTTTTAAAGATGAACTAAAGTGTAAAGAACTTGCACAAAAGTTTATTAATGGAGAAGCCAAAGTAGATCCATTACAATATGAAATGCACAGAAGAGCATTACTAAGTACTGCTAAAAGAATTCGTGGTGAATAAGATTAACGAATATAATAAAATTCTTGATTTACTTGTTTGTACATCAGTTACAATATCAGATCTTCATGAAGAAAATAAGAAGATAATTGAATTACTAGAAGAATCCTTAGGAAAAAAGGATTCTATTTTTTTGAGTGATAGTGAGAAAAAATTACAAATGTGGTTATCTACTACTAAAAACAAAATAGTAGGAAATACTTATAGAATACCAGAATCTTTGCATGAAGACTTCAAAAAGAAATGTGCAGAAGAAGGTTATTCTGTTCAAGAAGGTATTGCTAGATTAATTCAGTCTTATGTTGATGAATCTTTTATAATAAAAACTAAATAGCATAGCAAGAATTCGCTTTCTTGGGACCGTCATAGAAGACCCTAGATAATTTAATTATTATCTAGGGTTTTTAATAACTTAAGAATTTGTTATAAGTTTTTATTTTTTATAGTTAGTTAATAAATTGGATAATTTAATATGGGTCTAAATTTAGCAACAAATCAATGTTTAACAGCACCAGTTAGTATTTCTGCTCCACAACCTTTCACATTTATGTGTTGGGTAAAAAAAGCTTCTACATATTTTGAACCAATGTCTATGATTAGTTTAGGAGATGTATCAGAAGCTTTATCTTTTAATGCTATGCAAGCACAAAACGAATGGACAAGAGCAATTTCTTTTGCTGCTTTTGCAGCTGCTTCAGATGCTACACACTTAATTGATGATGATGTTAATCACTTTCTTTGCGCTGTTTTTGGTGCTTCTTCCATAGTATTTTATTTTGATGATAACACCCCTACAACACAAGCTTGGAGTCCGTCTGGTTCTGTAGCTTTTGATCTTATGGCTGTAGGTCGAACAGCAAATTCAGGTGGGGCAGAATTTTTTACAGGAACAATAGAACATGCAGCATGTTGGAATGTAGCACTTAATTCTACACAAGTTGGAAATTTATATGCATGCACTACAGCACCTTCTGAAATTAGTGGACTACAATTTTATTTTCCTTTTTCAGATTCTTTAACAGATAGTGTAGGAACACTATCTTGGTCAGCTTCAAACTTAGGCTCTCCTACATATACATCATTAGGTATAACTTATCCATCAGGCGGTGAACCACCTGCAGGTGGTTCAAATATATCTTCTAAGGTAGTTTTATATTTAATGCAACAGGGATTCATTTAATATATGGCATTACGATTTACTAGAGCTAGTGAACAATATTTATACTCTGCATTAAGTGTTAATAGAGTACCTATGACTATTTCGTTGTGGGTTAGACGTGCATCTTTAGCATATTGGTGTACATTAGCAGGTGTAGGAGATGTAGATCAAGAACGTCAATATCAATGTATACAAACTGCAGATGACCAGATACGATCTATTGGATGGGCTGGTGGATCTGGGTATACTTCTACACATTCTGGTAATCCTGGTACAACAAATTGGTACCATTGTGTAGTAGTTTTTGTAAGTGATAGCATAACTTTTTATTTAGATAACGAAGCACAAACACCTGGGGCATGGACAGCAGGATCAATTAGTATAGATCAAATAAGAATAGGAGCTAATTGTTCTTCTACTTTTTACGACTATGCAGATGATTATATAGAGCATGTTGCAGTGTGGGATGTTGCTTTATCAACTGATGAAATAGCTGATCTATATAATTGTGACGTAAATCCTCTTGATATACAATCTGATCATCTTTTAACATATACTCCTTTAATAGATGATATGACAGATGAATCCGGTAATCTTACCTGGACGGCAGTTAATATGTCGTCTCCATCTTACTCTACTTCAGGAATAGAATATCCTGCAAGCAGTGGTAGTTCTTGTACACTTACTTATAATGGAAATGGTAATACTTCAGGATCAGTACCTACCGATGCAAATTCACCTTATGAATCTGGAGCAACAGTAACAGTATTAGGAAATACTGGAAGCCTGGCAAAAACTAATTATACCTTTGGTGGTTGGCAAACAACCTCAACAGGTGGTACTCATTATGATGCTAATGATACATTTGTTATATCAAATAATACTACGCTATATGCAGATTGGACAGCCACCTATCAATATAGAACAATAAATCATACTAATTATGATCCTTCAAGTTACACTAATGCTGAAATTTTAAAAGCTGCAGCAAAGAAAGTATACTTTGAACATGCTTCTACTGGTCAAGATATTGTAGGAGATTCAACCACAAATTCAACTACTGGTAATAACTATGACGATTCTGCAAATTGTGGTTTAGCTCTGTTATATGCAGAAAATAATAGATATCTTTGTGATAGAGATTCTGCAGAATCAGCCAATGATTACACTTGGTTTTCAACACATACAGGTTTACAGGATAATAACCGTGGAAATCCTACTCCTGCTACTAAAATAAGTGGATTCGTTGAGATGTCAGCTAATATGCGCGGTGCTATTGATATTGCAATGTGGAAATATTGCTGGATAGATGTTTGGCCTGAAACTTCTGGTTATATTTCTGATGGTGCAGCAGCGGCTGCATCCGATATTGAGGATATAGAAGCATTTGAAGCAGCAAATCCAAGTATAACTGTTGTTTGGTGGACAATGCCTCTTCAAGATGATGCAAGTTATGCTGCTAGAGAAGCATATAATTCTGCAATTAGAACTTACTGTTTAGATCATGCAAAATGGTTAATAGATATTGCTGATATAGAATGTTATAATACTTCTAATGTTAAGCAAGTAGATGGAAATGGTAGAGAAATAGCAGAAACTTCATATATGAGAGCAGATGGTGGACATCTTGGTACAGATGGAAGACTGAGAATGGGAAAAGCATATTGGTCACTTTTAGCTGCTATTGCAAATGAAAATTTAAATCCTACTACATATAAGAAAGAAATAATATTTGAGACTATCTCTTCTATGAAGAAATTTATATGTATAAAACGAGCAATTTAAACGAAAAGATACTAAAATTATATAGAAAAATAATATATTTTACTTACACACTATCTTATCTAAAGTAATAAGGGTAGCAGAATGATATTCCCACTAAAATACAATACAGCCAGTCAAGAAGTTCCATTAGGATTCTTTTTAGACACATCTACTGGAAACATAGAACAAACAAGTTTAACTATAGCAAATACTGATATAAAGTTGTGGAAATCAGGTGCTACTACTTTAGCAAATAAAAATAGCGGTGGTGCAACACATATTTCAAATGGTATTTATTATTGTGTATTAGATGCAACAGATACTAATACGTATGGGCCATTAGAAATTTTTATACATGTTTCTGGTGCATTAGCATTTCATAAGGTATGTACAGTTATAAACTCTGATGCATATGATGCATTAATGAGTGCTTCTTCTGGATCTATTAGATCTACAGTAACTGCAATGAGTGCAGGAGTAATAACTTCTACTGCAATAGCAGATGAGTTATTTTATACCTCAGATCAAATTTCTCAAGATGTTTGGGAATATACTAATAGAACTTTAACAAGTTCAGGAACAGCTGCTATTGATTATACCCAAGTAGCAAACGCCGTATGGGATGAATTATTATCTCTTCATACAGTAAGTGGTTCTGCAGGTAAACAACTCTCATCTACAGTAACAAGTTCTGGTGCTGTATATGTAAATATTGCAGGAGCAGAAATAGCAGATGCGGTTTGGAATGCAGAAACAGCTACATATAATGTAGCTGGATCGATGGGTAGAGCTTTAACAAGTACCGGAACTGCAGTTATAGATGCTTCAGATGTATGGAATTATGGAACTAGAACATTAACATCAAGTACTGGAAATGCTACTCTTGCTAATCAAGAAATTATTATAAATCATCTTACAGACATTAAAGGTGATGGATGGACAGATGAAGATTTAGTAGCAATTATGACTGCTATAGAAAACGGAACTTGGGGTGGATTTGGAGTATAAAATATGAGTGAAAGATATACAGCAAATGTTTCTGAATCTACTACACTTGAATTTCAGTTTTTACGGGCTGGAACAGCATATGATGCATACTCTGTTAATAAAGTTACAATTCATTCTTTATATGCTGATGCTGTTTCAAATTCTAATATAGTAGAAACAATTTCATCTGGGAGTATTACTAGAGTAACTACTGGATTATATCAGTATACTGCATCTATAATTACTACACCAGGAACATATTTTGATAAAATATTTTTAACACCAACAGATGGTGGAACAGAAATCTCTTTTATTAATACTTTTTATGTTTCAAGTGAATCTGTAAGCACAAATGAGTGTAATGTATATGGCACTATATTAGATTCAACAGGTGAAGCATTTGAAGGTGTAAGAATTTATGCAATACCGACTACAGTACCTGCTTTTATATCAACTAGTACAGGATTAGTTGCGATAGGATATGAACCTAGATCTACAGTAACAGATTCAAATGGATATTTTACTCTAGCATTACTTAGAAATCTTTCTTTTAATATTACTATTAAAGAAATAGGATTAAGAGATACAATTACTGTACCCGATGATTCAAGTGTAAATTTATTTTCATTATTAGGAGCAACAGTTCAAGCATCCACAACACCTGCGGATACGAATTGGACTTGATAGATAACATAGATGAAAAACTATAAAATCTTTGTAGATCTTGATGGAGTTCTCGTCGACTTTGACAAGAAATTTGAACAAGAATTAGGAGATAAACCAGAGGTTTTATTTAAAAAGTATGGTGATGATTTTGTCTGGGATATCTTGGATAAGATAGATAATTTCTGGTTTGATATGGATCCAAAACTAGATGCAGAAGAGTTATGGAATTTCGTGTTACCATATAACCCATCGATATTAACTAAACCAGCTAAATCTGTATATAGTTGTAAAAAAGATAAAAGAAAATGGGTAGATAAATATCTAGGTGAGGATATAAAAGTTCTTTTTGAACAAGATAAAAGTAAGTATGCAACACCTAATAGTATTCTAATAGATGATCAGGAAAAAAATATCTCTAAGTGGGAAACTGCAGGCGGTATTGGCATATTGCATAAAAATTCACAAGATACTATTAAACAACTAAAAGAGATATTAAATGCTTGAAGAAGTATATGAAATATTAGATTTAATAGAATCTTCTATTTTAGAAATAGATTCAGAAAAAGAGTCTTCTTCTATATTAGAAGATATTGGATATATGACAGAAAAAAGAAGAAAGGAATTAAATCTAAGAAATGATGCTTATGAAGCATTGCAAGAAATAAAAAAATATTTTAATAATCAAAGAACTTTGTCTTCTGAAAAAACAGATCAATTAATGTCAGTAATAGATAAATTTTTTGTTGAAAATAATCAATCATTGTTTGTGATAAATACTATTTTACCATTTAGATTAGAATATCTTCCTTAAGGAGAAATATATATAAATACAAAATATGAAACCAAATTTAGAAAAAAGAAATCCTTCTTTAGAAGATATAAAAGAATTTTTTAATAAATATGATTTGATATTATTATCGGATTCAATAAAAGATTGGAATTCAACTTTAAAGTACATCTGCAAGTGTGGAAAGGAATTTGAATCTACTTGGTATACTTTACAAAAGAGAATTTATCCTTATTGCTATGAATGCACAAAAATAATACAAAATAGACCGAAAACAAAAAGTTTTGAAGAAATACAAGAATTTTTTACAAAACACAATGCCGTTATACTATCTAGTAAACAAGATTATTCTACAATGAGAACAAAACTTAAAGTTAAATGCACAATATGTGCTGATATTTTTACAACCACAGCAGAACGTGCTATGCGTATTATAACTTATAATAATTTTAATATTATTTGTGATAGTTGCAGAAATACGGAAAAATTAAAAAAAATAAAAGAAGAAGAATTTTTAAAAGCAAAAGAATTATTTAAAGAACATGGATTTGAATTACTAGAAACAAGCTATAATATAAAATCCAAAAAAATGAAATGTAAATGTAAAAATGGACATATTATCTATAAAGGATTAGATCAAATAAGCTATAGTTGTTCAATTTGTTCTCATAGTAAAACAGCAAAACAAAATTCTATAAGACATTTATTAAACTATCAGGAAGTAAAAGAATTTTTTGAGAAACGTAATTGCATATTGTTAACTGAGTATATCGAACAGCTAACTATACGTACACCCTTAGAATATATATGTAGTTGTGGAAGACATAATTATACTTCTTTCGAAGTTTTTAGATATAAACCAGTAGTCGATAACAGGGTAACCTGTAAATCGTGCGGTTATTTAAATAGAGAAATACGAGAAAAAGAATTATATACTATTCAATGTAAAGAATACTTAAATAATATAGGTTATATATTACTAGATACAAATATAAAAGAATTATCTTCTACTGATACACTACAATTAATTTGTCCAGAAGGACACCATACTTCTTTATCTATAGCTTCTTTAAAAAATGGAAGAAAATGCAGAATATGTACTAAAATAGAACTTAGGAAGAAAAAATGTGGTGTAAATCATCCAAGATATAACCCAAACTTATCTTTACAAGATAGATTACTCAATAGAAGATATATTGAGTATGAAGATTGGAGAAAAGCAGTTTATTCTAGAGATTTATACACTTGTCAAGTTTGTGGAAAAACAAATTGTAAATTACATGCACACCACAAAAATGGATTTGCAGAACATAAAGAATTACGAACAATTTTAGAAAATGGAATAACTCTTTGTGAAACATGCCACAGAGAATTTCATTCTTTATATAGTGTTTTAAATAATACAGAAGAACAGTTTAATGAATTTTATTTTAATAAAGTTTACAAGGAGGTGGATTGTGAGGTGGCCAATTAGATCTAGAACAGATGTACGCGCGGTTATTGATCGTCATCTCATATACGATTTTACTATCTCACAACTTCGTGTAAAAATGCGTGGTTGTGGAACTCCTTGTACTCTTTATAAAAATGTAGCAAATACTTTATATGGAACTGCACCATCTGGTGAAACTAAATGTTATTGTTGGGATGAAGAAAAAGCTCAACCAGATAGATCTCATTTCTTATGTTTAGGTACCGGCTATCTTGGCGGATACCAAAAATATGGATATGAAGAATTTGTTGTATCCACTCCATCTACTGTTACAAAAGATGATTTTATTACAATAGCTGGTGATTCTGGAAGTCTATTTACTATATCTTCAAATACTAATCGAGAAGGTATAATTACTACTGAAAGATTTACATTAACTAGATGTGAAGCTTTTGATAGATTTCTAATTAACGATAGAACAGATCCAACTTTAAATAGAATAACTTATTATTATTCTACAGACGATATTAATTGGAATGAAATTTCAACATCTACTTATTCTACTAATAACTTAGCAAATAAACAAGGTACTTTTACTTTAACTAAAGGTACACAATATATTAGATTTAGAATTGTTATGTTAAAAAGAACGGTAACAAGTCCTTCACCTGAATTTAATTCTATCAGATTTAGATATAGAAATCAAAAGAATTTAATAGATATAGATCCAACTTATTCAGCAATTGATTATCCTGCTTTCTTGGCTGCAAGAGATCAAGAAAGAACAGAAATTACAGAAGGTCCATATGGTTGGGCTACTGTCCGTCCTTTAAGATGGTGGGTTCTTCCAGAAGTAGTAATTGAAAATTTTGATATTATTCAATTTCTACAAGGAACATTTGAAAATCAATTTTATGAAGTACAACAATCTACTTTTCATATGCATGGACCACAATTAAAAATGATCCATACAGATTTTATCACTGCTTATTTGAGAGATAAGCAGGATGTTGTTAAAATAATACAGTATTTGTCTTAAATAAGTAAATTTATTCTTTATTTTTCTTAAAAGTATAGGAGCACTAAAATGAGTAAAGAACGAGATAATAGCATTTTTTCATCTTTATATGGTGATTCTTTTCTTGAAACTGAAAAGAGAAAAGAAATACAAAGGAGACTTGCGTCCTCCAGATTAGTTAAATTAACACCTGATGTAAAAAAAGAAGTGGAAAAAATAGGACAAAATACTTACAGAACCAAAACAGGTTCTGTAGAATGGTCTATTATTTTAGTAGATGGACAACCACATCTAGCTAGAAGAGAAGTAGATGAAGAAGGAAGAGAAGAAAAGATAGCTAATCCCGATGCACCCATAAAGTAAAGAATATGCGAGAAATACTAATAGAATCTATTATAATAAATCCTTCTGTTGTAAAAGTAGTACCTACACATTGCCCAGGTAGCGATAGAGAAGATATTTTAAAAGATCAAGATGGTATTCCTTCTTGTGTAGTAAATACTTCTATTTGTAAATATCTAAATATGGTATATTTTAATATAGATGAACACAAAGAAACTTTATTGTGCGAATTACCAGAAGAAGAAACTACTACTGAAGAATCATAACGAATGAGTATAGAATCTAATCAACACCCAGAATCGTTTAGCGGAGATTTAACACAATTTAGCTTTCATAAAATAGAAAGACAAACTAAAAGTGTGTTAAAAGATATTCTTAATCAATTCTTTTCTAGTTCAGTTACTAGTTATAAGATAGCTGTTCCTGAAATTATTATTTTACAAAATACAGATTCTGAAACAAAGCTAAATATAGAAAGAGATTTTCCTTTTTATGAAAGGAAGATGCCATTAATTGCTATTTCATCTAGAAATAAAAGAGAAAGAAAACCTTTTTTAGGTGCAGATGATTTTATATATCAAGATGCATTAGAAAGTACAGATGGTAGTATACAATCTTTTTATAATATGTATGCTAATATGTATGATGTTCCAGTAGATTTGATAATTGCTGCTATGTCACCTGATATAAGATCTCAAATTAGTGAGTTAGTAGCATTATGTTTTTCTCATTATTACCGCTGGCCTTATTTATATAAAGGCGATAGCGAAGAAATGTTTAATATTATACCTACTACTACACCAGTAGAAATAACAGGAGAAAATGAAGTAACTGATATTAGTACACAGACTCTTATATATACGTGTACAGTAAGATTAAATTCTTTTGTAGAATATATATTTCCTGATATAGGAGATAATTGGAATATATTAGTTACAGAAGGATTTAATTATATGGATAGAAGAACTTCTACAGGTAATGAAACCTTATATGTTCCTATCTATGTCTATGGAAGCATGGGAGAAATAACCAGTACTGGATATTATACAAGTACGGGGTATAATGGAAATGATATAAGATGGTGGGCAGATTATTATACAGTTGAAGAAGAAGAGGATGTAAGAAATCCTTTAGAATCTTATGATTAATCTGTAAAACATATAATTTAGGTAATTTTAAATAAAGAACCTTAAAACTAAAAAGACAAACTTAATATTTCAAGTAATCATAATTTGAAGGAGCATCTCCGATGGCAGATTCAGGATATACACTTCCGGGTGTAACTATAACAGAAATAACACAAACAGCCACTCCAAATGCGTCAAGCTCACAAAGAAAGCCTTGCTTTATTGGTGCAGCTAGCCCATATAAACGAGAAAAAAATGAGGCTATTACTAGAACATCTAGTGGTCTTGTTGATCAGTTAACATATTATACTACAGGTATTTATGAAATTGAATCAGCAGGTACACAAATAGGATTAAATGACCTAGTAGAAGATACGGATTTTACAGTAGATACTACTACTGGTGAAATTACTTGGATTATTAATACAGAAACCAAAACAATTTCAGGCGGAACCTATGGTGCTGATCTACTAACCTCATTAACACATTTTAGTGCAGTAGGTACTCCTGTTGCTGGCGTAGATGCAACTGGTGGTTATCAAGAAGTTGGTTTAGATGTAGTTCATACTTCTATCTGTGGTTTGGTAGGAGATACCTATTATTTTACAGTAAACGGAACAGAATATTACTTTAGTCTAACAAGTACAGGCGCATCTACTATGGATTACGACGATGTAGTAGACAGCATGAATGCTGCTCTTGTAGGTGCAGGTGTAACAGCAAGTTTTGTTACTAACGATATTCGTGTAACACATGATA